ATACACACCACCCCACGCACAAGCCCAACCCCGATGCTATAATATATTATGTTAATAAAAAAATTAGAGGTGGGGGTCTAAAAAAAACCTAAAATATTTCACAAAAAATATATATAAAAAGGCAGAAAATTCTAAAATTTTTTATAAAATCATGGGGGGACTGGGTTTAAAAAAATGGTTTTTGTTTTGCAATCTGTACTTGGCACAGTATTTGTAACCCAAAATCCCCACATATCTAATATTACACAAAAAGTGTGACATTAGGGTATAAGATATATAATAGTAACACCCTATTGTCGCACTATTTTAAAAAATATTTTTTACATGTAATAGTATTAATATGAAACAAAAATTATCTGCACAAGCACGTAGAGATAAGGCTGCTAGAGACTTGGCTTTTGCTAAATCTCCTGCCAGAAGAGCTAAAAAAGCACATGCTCAACGTGAAGCTAGGGCAAATCCTAGTGCTGCTGCAGGTAAAGACTTTGATCATAAGCGAGGAAAGTTTGTTTCTGTTAGATCTAATAGAGGAAACGAGGGCGAAGGAACTAAAAAAGAGGGTAAAAGTAATTATCAGTATAAATACTACAAATAAAGTGGATAATGAAGCTACTTTTCTTATAGTTTTAATTAATTTAGTGTTAATATCATTAACAGTGGTAGCTTACACCTTAAAAAAGTATTTATATAAGAAAAAATAAGGTAAAAAACCTAAAGATAACCGCGATATTGCGGCTTAACCATGTAAATTTAAAAACCATGACATATTTTTATTACCGTTCAAACACAGTGAACAACCAAACACAAGTAAATCCAGAAATAATTGAGAAACTCAAGCATGTTGCTTTAAAAAGTAACTGGAGGATTACACAATTACCGAATGGATTTTATCAAACCGAGCACCGAGACATCGACAATGAGGATGTTTGGTATGACGTTACAAGAAGAGAGACCTTAGATGGTGCAGAAGCAGCTATCGATGGTAGTATCGAACATTACAATAAGAAACTTGAGGCTTTAAAAGGTCCTAAAGTAGTTAAAACATTTTAAATATTTAAACAATTATAGTTATGATGAAAAAAAAGAAGTCACCAGCGATGATGATGAAAAAAAAGTCACCAATGACAATGATGAAGAAGAAATCACCAATGATGTTGATGAAGAAAAAGAAGAAGTAATAATAATAATCAATAAAAACTAGCCTTTGGGTTAGTCTTTTAAATAATAATCAATTTAATTTAATTTAATGGAATACAGTCAACCTAGTGAGATTGTCAAAGATTTAAACTTTGGTGATTCAGCTAACAGCAAAATATCAGCTGGAGTAGATAAACTTGCTAAAGCAGTTAAGTCTACTCTAGGTGCATCTGGTAAATGTGTAATTTATGAAGATGCTAGAGGTAAACCAGTGATCACAAAAGACGGAGTAACCGTAGCGGAATCGGTTGTCTTGTTTGATCCAATGGAGAATATAGGAGCAACTCTTATTAAAGAGGCTTCTAGGAATACAGTGAGGGAGGCAGGTGACGGTACTACAACAGCTATCGTACTTGCCGAATCCCTTATGAGAGAAGCTAATTGTGTTAAGTCAGTTAAAACTGTCAGACAAATAAAGCAAGGTATAGACTCTGCACTTAAAAAAGTAAATGAATATCTTGACAAGAAAAGTATAGAAGTTAAAGATAACATGCTAGATAGTGTAGCTTCGATATCTTGTAACAATGACCTTACTCTTGGTAAAACAATAGCAGAAGCTTACAGCATCGTAGGTAAGAATGGTGTAGTGCTAATGGAAGAATCGGAGGATAACAATACTTATGTTGAAAGTGTTGAGGGGGTGCAGATAGAATGTGGTTTAACATCCAGTTACTTTGTAACTGATAAGGATAGAGAGACTGCAGTTTTAGAAAACCCACTAGTATTAATAGTATCTTCAGAAATAACAAGTATTAGGAAGATACAATCTGTACTAGAGCATGTTATAAAACATAAAAAAGCTTTACTTATTGTAGCACCAGTTGCACAACAAGTACAAACAGCTTTAACGATGAATAAGGTGAAAGGGAATATTAATGTTAATATTATTGACCTACCGGGATTCGGACCTTATAAAAATGATACTATTGATGACTTAGCCATACTTACAGGGGCTAAAGTTATAAATGAAGAATTAGGTGATGATTTAGATTTAATACAACCTGACTGTTTAGGTGAGGTATTAACTTCAGTTACAGATTCTAAAAATACAGTGTTAAAGATTAAAGATATTAATCATGATATTGAAGAAAGAATTACTGAAGTAGAAAAGAAAATAGAAAAAGAAAAAGATGGGTTTCTTAAAAAGAAACTGCAAGATAGACTAAGTATACTATCTGGATCTGTCGGTATTGTAAGAGTAGGTGCTGATTCTAAAGTTGAAATGAAAGAGAAAAAGGATCGGGTCGAAGATGCAATATATGCTGTAAAGGCAGCATTAAAAGAAGGTATTATATCTGGTGGGGGTATTGCGCTGTTAAATGCCTCACAAAAAATACTACCTTCTAACGACTGTGAAAATATTTTATTACGTGCCATTCGTGCACCTTATGAAACTATATTAGAAAATGCAAGCATTGAAGATTCTGTTGAACCTTTAAAAGAAGGTTGGGGCTTCAATGTAGTATCTGGTAAGCATGTTAACATGATTAAGGGTGGGATCATAGATCCCGTACTTGTAACTAAAACAGCTTTGAAGAATGCAGTTAGTGTGGTATCCACCATTATATCTGCAGATTGTGTGATATCTAATATGAGGACTAATGAAAGCAATTAATTTTTATTTGATAGTAAGTGATATCAAAGAAGAACAGAAAAAGATTGCTGGACTTATTTTCACAGAAAAGACAGACCTAGATAATCGTTACGTTAGAGCTAAGGTTATCAGCTGCGGCAGTAAGGTCGAGGGTGTCAATGATAAAGACATAGTATACTATGACAAGCATGCAGGACATGGTATTAGCTATGGAGACACCCTTTATAAAATTATAAGAGCACAAGATGTTGTCTTGGTAGAATAGAAACAAATGACAGAAAAATATTTATACTTTAGATCAGATGCCACATTAATAAATGATGATGATGCTTCAGGATCAATATTGTATCCAGTCAGTTCTTTAAAGGGTATGTGTTCAGGCACAGTAGATGCAGCAGGTGTTATTACTACTGGAGATAGTGTTTTGCATTTAGCGTTTCAACCACAAGCAATACCAACAGGTGTTGTAGGTGAAGATCAGGGTGCAGCAGGAGATGGTGATTCTTGTGATTTCATAAACATAACTATAACAACTGCCAACAATCAAAAAGCAGTTATGAAAAGTATTGTAAAAGCTATAAAATCATCAGGTGATGATGGATTTATAGAAGTCTTTGATGCTAATTCTGGATTAAAAGTTGATCCTGATATAGCATCTATATCTGTTATTAAAACAGATTACGCTGACTAGTAAAAAAATTCTATTAATATAGAATAATCCAGAAACCATAATCCATAATCCAATAACCAAAAACAGTAAATTAATTTTAAAACTTAAAACAAATAATAATCATGAAAAAGTTTTTATATTTTGCAAGTGGAGCTCCGGATTCAACAACATCAACTGAAGAAGTAGCTTGTTTCCCTGCTGATAAATTATCTCATCTTGAGATGCATACAGCAACCTCTCTTAGAATTTATTTTAATTCTGGTCAAGAATCAGATGAAGATTCAGGTATAGATCTACCTGTTATAGTTCTTACCATTACTTCTGGTAAACATAAGGAAGTTATGGAATCTATAACTGGTGCAATTTCTAGTGCTAGTGCTATTAACAGCCCTTTTATTGTTGTAGCTGATAGTGAGAACAGTGTGTTCTTAAATGGCAATATTACAGCTTGTGCTTCACTAGCAGTAGTTGATGCATCGTAATAAATGCGATTAACAGCACAAGATCTTCGTGATCTTAACATCCTTAAGTATTACAGGCTCACACGTAAGTGGGTCTGTAAAACTTATGGATTAAATGATGCTGATTTAGAATTATTAATATACTTAGATTGTAAAGGTAGATTTACAAGAAATGAATTTATTGAAGGAGTGTATACATACTCTTGGGATAAGCATAGGTGGGAGAGGTTGAAAAAAGAGGGGTGGATAGAAGTTTGGAGACATCGTAATAGGACAACTATAAAATACAGTATCTTCAAAACATCTTTTAAATGCAGTCAAGTAATTAGTAGGATATATAGAATCTTACTAGGTGAAGAAGATCCACCATTTACAGAAAGAAATATTTTTTACAAAAACAAATCATATACAGATAAAGTTATGAATAAAGCTTTAGATGATATGATAAGAGATAAAGATAGATAACTATGATGAATTTTAATTCAAAATTAAGGACAACACCATTAAAAGCTTTTGCAAAAACAAGTCCTTTAAACCAATTAGTTGGAGGTCAAAAAAAGTTAGACAAAAACAAAGATGGTAAGTTAGATAAAGAAGATTTTAAAATACTTCGAGGAAAGAAATCATCCCCATTAAATGCTAGTGGAATGGATAGTTATATGAAGGGTATGAGTATAGGTGGGGGTCTCGTAATAAAAGAAAATAAAAAAAATGAAGAAGATGTACCATCTAAAAAAGATAAAGAAATAAAATCAAGAAAATTTTCATACACATTTCCAGATGGTATAACTATTAGTTTAAAAAAAGAAGGTGGTAAAACCTCAGATGGAGGGAAAGATATAACTAGAACATTTACAGCTAAAAATATATTAAGTCCTGAAGTAAAATTAAGAAAAACAAGAATTAAAAAAGATCCTAATACAGGAGTTAGAACAGCAACTAGATCTTTATATGGATTAGATGGAAAAGTTAGAAAGACTATAGTTAAAGAAGGTAAACCTTTTAGAATGAAAAAAGATGTTTTTAAAGGACCTGAAGCTCAAAAAATGTTTGATTTAAAATTTGGTGGTTAATTAATGGCATTTAAAATGAAAGGTTTAATTAGAATTGAAAATTCTAATACACCTATATTCCATAAAAGTTTACAAAAAGGAGTGGTAGCAGAAGCTAATAGAGATGGAAGTATATTTTTAGATGATGATATAAACCCTAAAAGTAAAGAAGGTAAAGAAGCTATAGCTCACGAAAAAGTTCATCTTAATCAAATGAAAAGAGGTGACCTTGATTATGATGATAAAAATGTATATTGGAAAGGGAAAACTTACCCTAGAAGTAAAATGAAAGAAGGTAGTAGTGATTTGCCTTGGGAGGAAGAAGCATATAGAAAGACTAGAAGAAAATATAGAAACGGTAAAAGAAGGAGAAAATGAGTAGTGATAAAAAGAAAAAATTTAAAGATACTAAATTAGGTGGATTGCTATCAAAGGTGGCACCTAAGATATTAAATGTTGCTGGTGACTTTTTACCTGACGCTGGAGTTCTTAGCATGGTAAGTAAGATGATTGATGCAGATCCTGACATATCTCCAGAAGATAAGAAGATGTTGCAAAATCATCAAAAAGAACTTTATAAAATAGAGGTTGCTGATAGAGACTCTGCTAGAAACAGGGAGATAGAGGTTGCCAAAACTGGTAAGAAAGATTTTATGATGACATTGACCGGAGTAGTTGGGTTAATGTCATTTGCTTTTATAATATATGCAGTGGTGTATGTACCCTCTGTAGTTGAAAACGATTTGTTTGTACACTTAATGGGTATGGTAGAAGGTGTTGTTATATCTAACATATTTGCATACTATTACGGAACAAGCGCAAAATAAAAATAAATGGCTAGAATATCAACCTACGATTTTGATGGAACATTGTCAAATACCGATAAAGTAATTGGTACAGATTCTAGTGATACAGCTACAAAAAACTTTAAACTACAAGATTTAAAAGAATTTATATTTTCCGGTATATCTGGTCCTATTACAATAAACTCATCAGGCGTATCAAGTGTAACTTTCCCAGATGTAACACTAGGTAGCGGAACTTCAGGTAGCTACGTTGAATCCTTAGTAGCTGGTGATGGCATACAACTCCTAAACAACTCAGGAGAAGGCGCAACCCCCACAATAAAAGTAAATCCCTTACAAACAACAATCACAAGCATATTAAACACTGGTCTATGTGTAGGTAGAGATAGTGATAACAAAATTTGTTTTACTACAGATAATCAGATAGAATTTACAACTGAAGGATCTTTAGATTTAATAATTGCTAATGATGTATTAAAGCCTGCAACAAATGATGGTGCAGTTTTAGGTGAAGCAGGAACTGCTTTTAGTGATTTGTTTTTAGCTTCTGGTGCAGTTATAGGATTCGGTAATGGTAATATGAGTTTAACTCATAGCTCTGCAGCATTAACTGTTAGTACAACTGATAAGTTGCAGTTTCATAGTAGTAAAGGGTCTATACATGCTAGTGCAGATGGTAAATTAGATATTGATGCTGATGATGAAATTGAAATTAATTCTGCTAAAATAGATATAGATGCTACAGGTAATGGTAGTGATGCTATAGTAATTGAAGCAACTGCAGGTGGTATAGATGTTTTAGCTTCAGGTGCAGCTGCAGGAGAAGATATTGATATAATAGCAACTGGATCTTCAGTAAATATTACATCTACAGAAAGTGACGCAGATGCTATTTATTTAAGATCAACTGGTGGAGGTATAAATGTAGATGCAGCATTAAAGCTAGATGTAGATACTGACGGTGCTGTTGAAATAGATAGTGTTGGATTATCTATTGATAATACTGGAGTAGCAGCAAACATAACATCAACAACAGATGGTGCAGCTGAAGATTTTACAATATCATTAGCAGGTGCAACAGATTCATCGTTAATACTATCTTCTTCAGGAACAGCAGCAGATGCCTTACAAATTGTAACTACAGCTGGTGGAATTGATATTACAAATGGAGGAGCTTCAGGTGAAGATATAGATATATCTGGTGTATTGTCAGCAGTTAATATAACTTCTAGTGAAAGCACTTCAGATTCAATTAAAATAGAATCTACAGCAGGTGGTATAGATATTTTAGCATCGGGTGCTGCAGCCGGAGAAGATATTGACATTACAGCCACTGGATCTTCAGTTAATATTTCTTCTACAGAAAATGCAGCTAATGCAATAAAACTTCACGCTAACGGTGGTACTTCAGAAACCATTAAAATACACGCTGATCAAAGCACAGCTGGCAATAGTGTAGAATTACTATCTGATGCTGGTGGTATAGCTATGGGTGCTGGAACAACATTTGACTTAGATGCCACAGGAGCCGCAACTATTGATTCAGATGGTATAGATATTAATTCTGGATCTGGAACCATAGAACTTACTACCACTGGTAGTTTAGATGTAAATTCAAGTGCAGCAACAATAGATACAACAACTTTATCTATAGACTCAACCGATACCACCAATATAACAATGACTGCTAATAGTAGTAGTGCTAAAACATTAACTATAGATGCATTAAATAGTGGTTCTGGTGCTGGATCTATATTATTAGGTGTAACATCTGGTACAGCTGTAACAATAGGTCATACAACATCACAAACAACAGTTAGTGATAATCTAACGGTTACAGGTGTTTTAAATATAGATGACACCACTGGCACTACATCTAAAACTACAGGAGCTTTAATTGTTGATGGAGGTGTAGGTATAGCTGAAAAATTATTTGTCCATTCAACAGCTACAGCATCTAATTTTATAACTACATCGGATAGAAGATTAAAGTCTGAAATAGAACCAATAAAAGAAGGTATTGAAGTCATAAAACAGTTCACATCTTATAATTATATTAAAGGTGGTGAAAAAGAATCTGGATTTATAGCTCAAGAAGTTAAAGAGGTAATCCCTCATGCAGTTTATGAAAATAATGAAGGCTATTTATCTATGAGTGATAGAAGTGTTGTAGCTCACATGCACAAAGCAATACTTGAACTTGAAAAAAGATTAACATCTATAGAGGAAAAATTTAAGTAACATGGGTGTACCTACTAGTGGAAATTTTAGTATGTTTGGTCCTACAGATGGTAGTGACACTACTACCATACAAGGTGCAATAGATCAAGGTAATAATGGGGCTGTAGATGGAGATACTCAGTTTTCTGAGTTAATTGCAGCTTCAGATGTAAGTTTATTTGACCCTGATCATGCAGGTGGAACTATAACTAATTTAAGTCAAATAACAAAATCTGATCAGTATAGAGGCTATCCACTTTCTGGCACACCATTTTCATTCACTTATACTTTTCCTGCCGGTAGCACTTATGCCGCAGATATAGATTTAGCAGGTAGTTCAAGTGACTATAACGCTGTTTGGACTTGGGGTGATGGTGCTACAACAAACGTAACTAGTAATAGCGATCTTACTAGAACTATAGCAGATAATAGTGGTGGTGCATCAGTGAGTACATATAATGGTAATATGACTCCATCAAATCCTTCATCATTTCCGGGGTTTAATAATCTTGATAATTTTAATATAACAGATATAACCGCTTGGGGTAATACAAAATGGAAATTTTTAAAATTAAAAGGTGCAAGTACAAGCTTAAATATAAGTGCTAGTGATACACCGGGATTTCAAAGTAGTGCTCAGTTAAATTCATGTTTTGAAGCATTAACAAATTTTAACGATAGCAATGTCTCTAGTTGGGGTGTGGGTAATGTAATAAATATGTCGCAAATGTTTATGCAGGCAACCTCTTTCAACCAAGACATAAGCTCTTGGGATGTTAGTAATGTTACAAATATGAGTAGAATGTTTAATGAAGCTTCTGCTTTTAACCAAGACATAAATAGCTGGAATACAGGGTCAGTTACAGATACATCTTACATGTTTAAGGATGCAGTTGCTTTTAATCAAAGCATTAATTCTTGGGACATGGCAGATGTTACAACTACTACAGAAATGTTTAAAGGAGCAACTGTCTTTAATCAACCCTGTAATTCTTGGAACATGGGTAGTGTTACAAATACCGCTTCTATGTTTGAAACTGCTAGAGCATTTAATCAGACATTAAATGGATGGGATATGGCAGATGTAACAAATACTTCAGATATGTTCAATGGAGCATCTGCCTTCAATGGAAGTATTGGTAGTTGGGATGTTAGTAGTGTAACTAATATGCATGGAATGTTTTCAACTGCAAGTGTTTTTAATCAAGGGATTGGTGACTGGAATGTAAGCAGTGTAACAGACATGTCAGATATGTTTTTTATTGCTCCCTCTTTTAATCAAGACATTGGTTCTTGGAATACAAGCAGCGTAACAAATATGAATCAAATGTTTATAAATGCCACTGCCTTTAATCAAGATATAGGTTCTTGGAATGTTAGTCAAGTTACAAATATGTCATTAATGTTTTCTGGAGCTACTTCTTTTAATCAGGATATTAATTCTTGGAATGTAGGTAACCTTACTAATGCTAATAGAATGTTTTTTGGAAGCACTTCTTTTAACCAAAATATTAACTCTTGGAATGTAAGTAGTGTGACAGATATGTTTGAAATGTTTAGTGGAGCTTCTTCTTTTAATGGGAATATTGTTAGTTGGGATGTTAGTAGTGTAACAGACATGTTAGGAATGTTTGAGAGCACTCCGTTTAATCAAGACATTAGTTCTTGGAATGTAAGTAATGTTACAACTACAAGAGAAATGTTTAAAGGCAATACTTCTTTTAATCAAAATATAAGTAGTTGGAATGTGGGAAAGGTAACAAATATGAGAGAAATGTTTAGTGGAGCTTCTTCTTTTAATCAAAACCTTGCTAGTTGGGACATAGCAGATGTGACAGATATGGCAAACATGTTTAATGGCTCTGCTCTTTCAAATGCTAACTATAAAGCTACAATTATAGGTTGGGCAGCACAATCAACACAAAGTAATGTAATAGCACACTTTGGTAGTGCTCAACTAACAGATACTGCAGGTCAAAATGCTAGAACAACATTAGTTGGTAGAGGATGGACAATAACAGATGGTGATGGAACACATACTTAAAAAATTAAAAAATAAACTATATATGTAATAGTAATATCAATAAGTATAATTAAATTAAATTTAAAATGAGTAAAGTAAAAAAAATAAAAAAAGAAGAGTTAGAGTCAATACAAACTTTAGTTAAACAAATTAATAATGGTCAATCACAAATTGGTCAAATAGAAACTCAAAAACACATGATACTTCATCAAATAGGTGAAGTACAAAAAAATCTTAGAGATTTTCAATTAAAACTAGAGGAAGAGTACGGTGAAGTAAATATAAACATTGAAAACGGTACTATAACTCCAATAGAAAAAGGTGATGGGTAAATTAATACGTAAAATTAGTATTGGCAAAGATTATAAAAATGAATCTATGCATTACTCTGTGGGTCAAGAAGTTTATGGAGGGCATAAAATTTGTGATATAATTGAAGAAGATGAAGGTTTTGATATTTACATTAAAAAAAATAATGATGTAATTATTTGGAAAAACTTTAATAAAAACATGGCTATATCTGTAGAGTATAACCTAGAATATTAATGAAAAGTGTATATGATTTTATTATATCACCTAAAACTTCTAGATATAACAATACTAAAAAAGTAGAAGGTAAAGACCTTATACTTAATACAGAAATATATAATCATCAATATGTTAGTAGAAAAGCTATAGTTAAATCAATTCCTATAGTAATACCTACTAAAATACAAGTTGGAGATGAAGTAATAGTTCATCATAATATATTCAGGAGATGGCATAATGTTAAAGCTGAAGAAAAAAATAGTAGAAGTTATATAGATGAAAACACTTATTGTGTAAAAGAAGATCAAATATTTTCTTACAAAAGAGGTGATAAATGGATTGCTACAGATGGGTTTTGTTTTGTAAAACCTATAAAGTCTACAGATAAGTTTTCTTCAGATAAAGAAAAAGAATGTGTAGGTGTTTTAAAACAAAGCAACAAAGCACTTTTAAAGTTTGGATTAAAAGAAGGTGACTTAGTTGGGTTTACACCTGCGAGCACTTATGAATTTATTATTGACGGTGAAAGACTGTATAGAGTTTTAACTAGTCAAATTACAATTAAATATGAATATCAAGGAAACGAAGAAGAGTATAATCCAAGCTGGGCAAGTAGCAGTTGAGGAATTAATTAAAGTTGCTAAAGAAGCTATTGTTGATTCAGATGATGATATATCAGCAGATAGATTAAAAAATGCTGCTGCAACAAAAAAATTAGCTATCTTTGATGCGTTTGAAATACTTAAAAGAATAGAAGAAGAAGAAAACATAATAGAAAACAAAATACCATTTGATACAAATCAAAGTGTATCATTTAGTGGTTTTGCAGAAAAAAGATCTAAATAAAAAAAACATGGCAACATTAACACCCACATTAACATTAGCGAGTACAGATGTAACTTCAGATACATTAAGTTTTTCTGTAACGGATTCATTAACAGTAGTTGCTCCAATTGTAGGTATTTCTAAAATAACTGCTGAAGCTAGTACTGGATCAGTTGTAGCACTTGTTCCTTCAGGTTCCGCTAATCAATATGTTTATATAAGTCACACAGGATTTCAAGGTGATGGAACTACTGCAACTACGAATCAATTATCAGTTTTATTTACCTCAACAGAAGGTCTTAGAATTGCTGCAGGAGAATTTGCGTTTTTTCCATCTAAATCAAGTGTAGTTGTAAATGTTCAATCTTCTGGTAGCCACACTATATTATTAGAATACGCTTATTTCACAGCAGGATAATATGTACAAACAAACCTTATATAAGGTTGTAACTCCAATTAAATTAAATACAATAACAAGACTTAACAAGTCTAAAAAATGGGGGTATGGTTATAACAAAGAACACGATGTTGTTGTAATTAGTAAGACCGGTCAGATTGGGGAGATATATGAGATACAAAATCTCAAGATAGCCTTACCAAAACAAAATAATGTTATTAAGTTTAAAAGTAATAAGTGGGAGTATACTGAATATCCTAAAGAGCTTAATAAGATAAAAACAATATTTGATTGGAAAGAATACCCTAATGATTTTAAAGAAAAATACATAGAATATATAGAGAATGAGTTCAAAATTCGAGAGGAAGGCTTATGGTACTATAACAACAGTAATCCTACTTATATTACTGGTACTCATTACATGTACTTGCAATGGAGTAAAATTGATGTCGGCAAGCCAGACTTTCGTGAAGCCAATAGATTATTCTACATCTTTTGGGAAGCCTGTAAAGCCGATTTTCGATGTTATGGAATGTGTTACCTTAAGAATAGACGGTCAGGGTTCTCTTTCATGGCAAGTGGTGAAACCGTTAATCTGGCAACAATATCCAGTGATGCACGCTACGGGATTTTGTCCAAGTCCGGTCCCGATGCTAAGAAAATGTTCACCGACAAAGTGGTGCCAATATCCGTCAACTATCCGTTCTTCTTCAAACCGATCCAAGACGGTATGGATAGACCTAAAACAGAACTTGCATTCAGAGTACCAGCATCAAAACTTACCAGACGGAGTATCACGAGCACAGACAAACCAGAAGATTTACAAGGCTTGGACACCACAATCGACTGGAAAAATACAGGAGATAACTCCTACGATGGGGAGAAACTTAAACTCCTCATACATGATGAATCAGGGAAGTGGGAGAAGCCAAACAACATCCTCAACAACTGGAGAGTTACAAAAACAACCTTAAGGTTAGGTAGTAGAGTTATAGGTAAATGTATGATGGGTAGTACATGTAACTCATCAGATAAAGGTGGTGGTAATTTTAAAAAATTATACAGAGATTCTGATGTCACCAAAAGAAATAGAAATGGGCAGACTAGTTCTGGGCTTTATAGCCTTTTTATTCCTATGGAATGGAATTACGAAGGGTTTATTGATGAATACGGTCAGCCAGTATTTGATACACCTGAAAAAGAAGTTAAAGGACCTTATGGGGATTACATAGACATAGGTATATTAGAACACTGGCAAAATGAAGTTGATGGATTAAAAAATGATCCTGATGCACTAAATGAATTTTACAGACAGTTCCCTAGAACAGAAGAACATGCCTTTAGAGATGAAACAAAAAACAGTATATTTAACTTAACAAAAATATACGAGCAAATAGATTATAATGAAGTTATGGAAAATAATGTCTCCATAACTACAGGTAATTTTCAATGGGTGAATGGTATAAAAGATTCAAAAGTAATATTTTATCCAGATCCAAAAGGTAGGTTTAATATTAGTTGGGTACCACCAAGTCATTTGCAAAACAAAGTAATAGAAGCTAGTAATGGTAAAAAACCCGGTAACGAACATATAGGTGCTTTTGGATGTGATAGTTATGATATATCTGGCACTGTTGACGGTCAAGGTTCTAAGGGAGCTTTACATGGATTAACAAAGTTTTCTATGGAGGATGCTCCACCAAATAAATTTTTTTTAGAATATATAGCTAGACCTCAGACTGCTGAAATATTTTTTGAAGATGTATTAATGGCATTAGTATTTTATGGTATGCCTATACTTGCAGAAAACAACAAACCAAGACTTCTTTATTATTTAAAAAGAAGGGGGTATAGAGGTTACTCTATGAATAGACCAGATAGAATTTGGAATAAATTATCTGTAACAGAAAAAGAAATAGGTGGCATACCTAATTCTAGTGAAGACATGAAGCAAGCACATGCTGCTGCTATTGAAATGTACATACAAAATTATGTTGGTGCAACACCAAACGGTAGTTATGGTAATATGTTTTTTAATAAAACATTGAATGATTGGTCTAAGTTTGATATAAATAATAGAACTAGATTTGATGCATCAATAAGTAGTGGTTTGGCTGTAATGGCTTGTAATAGAAATTTATACACACCAACTGTAAGAAAAGAAAAAACAAAATTTAATATTGGCTTTGCTAAGTATGAAAACAAGGGAATGTCATCTAAATTAATAAAACAATAATATGGCTCAATCAGGTATTAAAAGTTATTTCCCAAGTCAGGTAGTTAGTGATCTTGAAAAGATGAGTCCAGAGTATGGTCTAAAAATTGCTAAAGCTATAGAGAACGAATGGTTTTATTATACAGACTATGGAAATGATAGATTCAGAACTAACTTTGATTCATTTCACAGATTAAGATTATATGCTAGAGGGGAGCAATCTATACAAAAATATAAAGATGAACTATCTATAAACGGTGATTTGTCTTACCTTAACTTAGACTGGAAACCAGTCCCAATAATACCTAAGTTTGTAGATATTGTTGTTAATGGTATTGCTGAAAGAACTTATGATATAAAAGCATATTCTCAGGATCCAAATGGAGTTAATAAAAGAACTCAATATATGACTAATTTATTAACAGACATGATGACAAAAGATTTAAATGATTATACTAAATCTGCTTTTGATTTTGATATGTCTGTTAGTAATCAATTAGAATTACCTGAAAATGAAGAAGAACTTGCATTACACATGCAACTAACTTATAAGCAAGCAATCGAAATAGCAGAAGAACAAGCTATAAATGTTTTGTTTGAATCAAATAAATATGAACTTATAAAGAAAAGGTTTTATTATGATCTTACTGTAATAGGTATTGGATGTGTAAAAAATACTTTCACTGAATCTGAAGGAATTAAAATTGAATATGTTGATCCTGCTTATTTAGTTCACTCTTATACTGAGTCACCTTATTTTGATGATATTTATTATGCTGGGGAAGTAAAAACAATTCCAATAAATGAATTAAAAAAACAATTTCCTAATCTTACTAATGAAGATTTAAAAGAAATATCCATGCAGCCAAATAACGCAGGGATGCCCAATAATAGATCTTTATATGATGAAAGTGATAACAACCAAATAGATGTTTTGTATTTTAATTACAAAACATATATGAATGAAGTTTATAAAATAAAAGAGACCGCTACAGGAGGCACTAAAGTTATAGTTAAAGATGATACATTTAACCCTCCAATAGAAGTTTTAGATTCTAATTTTGAAAAAATATCTAGATCTATTGAAGTATTATATGAAGGAGTTTTAGTTCTTGGAACTAAAATGTTATTAAAGTGGGATATGGCTACTAATATGATGAGACCTAAAAGTGATAATTCTAAAGTAAAAATGAATTATTCTATAGTAGCACCTAGACTTTATAAAGGTAGAATAGAATCTTTAGTAAGTAGGATCACTGGTTTTGCTGACATGATTCAGTTAACTCACTTAAAACTTCAACAGGTAATGTCTAGATTAATACCTGATGGTGTTTATTTAGATGCTGATGGTATAGCTGAAGTTGATCTTGGTAACGGAACTAATTACAATCCACAAGAGGCACTAAACATGTTCTTCCAAACTGGTAGTATAGTTGGTAGATCCTTAACATCTGACGGAGATATGAATCCGGGTAAAGTACCTATACAAGAAATAGCGAGTGGTAGTGGTGGAGCTAAGATGCAATCATTAATAGGTAATTATAACTATTACTTACAGATGATAAGAGATGTTACTGGATTAAATGAGGCAAGAGATGGTAGTGTCCCAGATAAAAATGCTTTAGTGGGTGTTCAAAAACTTGCAGCAGCAAATTCTAATACTGCAACTAGACACATATTACAATCAGGTTTATTCTTAACAGCAGAAACTGCTGAGTGTTTATCTCTTAGAATATCTGATGTTCTTGAATATTCACCAACAAGAGATGCATTTATTCAAAGTATAGGTGTTCATAATGTTGCTACTTTAGATGAATTACATAACTTACATCTACATGACTTTGGTATATTTTTAGAGTTAGAACCAGATGAGGAAGAAAAAGCAATATTTGAAAATAACATACAAGCGGCAATTTCACAGCAAGGAATAGATTTAGAAGATGCAATAGACTTAAGACAAATAAAAAATATAAAACTTGCTAATCAACTTTTAAAAATAAAAAGAATAAAGAAGTTCCAAAAAGATCAACTAGTTGCTCAACAAAATATACAAGCTCAAGCTCAAGCAAATGCTCAAGCACAACAAGTTGCAGCACAAGCAGAAGTTCAGAAAAAACAATCAATGGTTCAAATAGAGAGTCAAATGGAACAATTAAAAGCTCAACTAGAATCTCAAAAAATGGAACAAGAAGTTTTTGCTAAAAAAGAATTGATGCAATTAGAGTTTCAAATGAACATGCAATTAAAAAACATGGAAGTTGAATCTTTAAAAACCAGAGAAAAGCAAAAAGAAGATCGTAAAGATGAAAGAACTAAAATTCAAGCATCTCAGCAATCTCAATTAATTGATCAAAGAAAAAAAGATAAACCACCTAGAAACTTTGAGTCATCAGGTAATGATATATTAAGTGGTAATTTTAACTTAGGTAGTTTTGAACCTAGATAAATAAAACATAAATAAAACAAAAACAAAATGAGTATACATTTCGGAACAGGTTACGACTTTGGGCAAAACGGATCTATATTTACAAATACAACTACAACTGTAGTTCCGCCAGATGATCGTAAAATAATTGCAATACAATTTTTATCTGACACAACATTTAACACTTTATCTCCAACACCTCAAGATTCTGCTTCAGATGGAAAAACTGGTATTTGTGTTGGTGATGATACAGGTGAAGGTGGAGCAGGCACATCTAATACACCAAACGCTGGGAGTGCAGCTGGAGGTCAAATTATTAATGCACATCTTGATAGTGATTTAACAGTATTTCCAAAGGGTCTTACAATATTTGGAAGATGGGATAGCTTTAGTATTGACGCAGATGCTGATGGTGGTGTAATCGCTTACTTAGGATACTAATGCCGGGGTTAGGATTAAGTATAGATTTATCTTCTATGGTTGGTGGTGGTACAACTGCCACTGCAATAGAAGATTATGTGTGGGATGTGGTTGGTGGTGATTTAACACCTAGAGATGGTATTGCTTATGACTTTAGTGATTGTTGGGATGTAACTAGTACAGAACTAACACCTGCAGAGTCACCTAGCGAAGAAGGGTATTGGAATGTAGATGGTAATGGAGATTTAACACCTAAATAAAAAATAAAAACATAAAATAATAAAACAATGGCAATAATATATACATGGGACACAAAATCTGTAGATACCTACCCAACAAAAAGTGGTAAATCAGATGTAATATTTAAAGTATATTGGGAACTAACAGGTGTAGATGATACATCGGAAAAAAATTCATCATCATTAACTGGTGCTCAAGAAATAGATACTTCAGATCTTTCTAGTTTTACAGAGTTTGCAGATTTAAAAGAATCTGATGTAACTGGTTGGATTGAAGATATACTTGCTACAGATGAAATAAACAATTATAAAACTAGGATTGAGGCTGAAATACAAAAAAAAGCAACACCAACTGTTGTTAGAAAATATGTTAGTAAATAAAAAATAAAACAAAAATAACATGGCAACAAAGAACATAGTACCTAACGATAACGGAGAAGGTGGGATTGGTGTAACAGCAAAGCGTTGGTCTACAGCGTTTATAAATACCGTCACTGGTAATGTTACTGGTAACCTTACTGGTCAAGTGTTAACAGCAGCACAAACAAATATTAATTCTATACTTGCCACTGATCTTATTATAGGTGAAGATGCACAAACTGCTATTGATTTTGGTACAGTTAATGAAATAGATTTTAAAGTAGATAATGCAAATAGATTAACACTAACTTCTTCTGTATTAGCTCCAGCAACTACTAATCAAATAGATTTAGGCACTTCATCCTTAGAGTTTAAAGATGCATTTTTTGATGGTACAGTAACAGCTGATGCTTTTGCTGGACCATTAACAGGTAATGTTACAGGAAATGCATCTGGGACAGCAGCTACAGTAACTGGTGCAGCACAAAGTAATATTACTTCACTTGGTACACTTACAACATTAACAGTTGATAATATTATTATAAATGGCACAACAATAGGTCATACTAGTGCAACTAGTGCGATGACAATAGGATCTGGAGGTGATGTAACTTTTGCAGGTGATGCAACTTTTGAAGGAGGAGATGTCCAAATAAGTAAAAGTTCAACACCTACTCTTCAGCTTACACAAACAGGTGGTACTGAGTACAACTCATATATCAAACTTGGTGGTAATGACTTAGAAATTAGAGGCTCTAGCGGTGTAATGGAGTTTTATAATGGTGGAAATAATGATGGTGATAGTGCTACTTTAGCATTAAGTATAAGTGCTAGTCAAAATGCAACTTTTGCAGGTAACATTAAAATACCAGATGCTGGTACGATTGGGTCTGCCACTGATGCTGATGCTTTAAAAATTGAAGCTGATGGAGTTGTAATTTCTACACAAGGAATAGAGTTTGAAGGAACTGCTTTAGCGACTGGTCAGTCTGGTATTTCATCATCTGGTAATGGAGGTGAAATAAGAATTTACACTAATGGTAATCAAGCATTTACTTTTGGTGCTTCTGGTAGTGGAGGAAATTTAGTAGTAGAAAATGGTGATATAGCAACAAGTGCAGATGATAAAGGATTTGTTTTTGGTGCAAATGGAGATGTTACTTTAAAACACGAGCACAATAAAGGTGTTATATTAAAAAATACTGTTGCTGATGCAGCAGTACTTACTTTTCAAACAAGTAAAACAGCAATTGCCTCAGAAAATGCCATAGGTAAAATGCAATTTCAAGCTCCAGATGAATCAGATGGAAGTGATGCTATAACTGTTGGTGCTGAAATTAAAGTTCAGGCAGCAGAAGCGTTTGGAGCAGATGCAGGAGGTATGGATATTGTTTTTGGTACTAAACCCACTGGAAATAATGCGAGTTTAACAAATAGAACGACTCTTAAATCTAATGGTACACTAGTTCAAAATAGTACACTTAGATGCGGAACTGGTACTACTAGTGTAGAATCAGTGGCAGACGATTTTATTATTGATCCCGGTGTGGCTTCAGTGGGAATGACTATTGTATCATCAACCTCTGGTCAAGGTTCTGTTAAATTTGGAGATACTGATGATACTGATGTAGGTGGGATAACATATACTCATAGTGATAATACACTGATATTTACAGCTGGTGCTACAAATACTGCAAATATTACAGCATCTGGTGTTAATATTACAGGGCAAATGTATTCAACATCTGTAAAAGTAAATGATTTAGGAAGTGGTGATGTTTTTTCGACAGGAGCAGGAATTTTAACAAATACTGACCCATCTGATTCAAGATTAAAAACAAACATTGAAAATATTGATTACGGATTATCTGAAATATTAAAATTAAGATCAGTAAAATTTAATTGGTTAGACGGAGATAAAAACTCAAAGAAACAATTTGGTTTTATTGCTCAAGAAGTAAAAGAGATAATTCCCGAATCAGTATCGGAATTTGATTATGACGGTGATCAAAGATTTGGTTTGGAAAAAAATGCAATTTATGTAGGATTAGTCAAAGCAATCCAAGAGCAACAAGTTATTATAGAAGATCTTAAATCTAGAATAGAAACTCTAGAAGGATAATAAAACAATTTTTTAATTTATATTATATTATATCATGGAAGAAAAAACAATAGAAGAAGTAGTGGTGGATAAAAACGAGTCTACTGCTACCACACAGGAAAAACCTGTGGAAGAAAAAGTACAAGTTAAAAAGAAGAGGGGTAGACCCTCATTAAAAGGACAGTTAACTGATGATGTTATAAAAGTTAACTTATCAAAACCAATAGTAAAAGAAGAAGAAGAAAAAGAAGATGCCGTTCAAGAGCAAAGCACAGATGAGGTTTCTAGCAGCAACGAACCCGAAACTATTTCAGAGGTTCAAGAAAAAAACGAGCAAGAAACAAATGAAGAATCTTCCGGACAAGAAGAAGAAAAAGAAAAAGTAGAAGAACAACCTGTTCTTGAAGAAATAAAAGAAGAACAAGAGGAAGAAAAAAAAGAAGAGGAAGTTAAGCAAGAAACACAGCAATTAACTGAAGAAGTTAAAGAGGCTGTAGAAGAACAAAAAGAAACAGGAGTTGATTTACCTGAAAACATACAAAAGGTAGTTGACTTTATGAAAGAAACTGGAGGAAGTCTAGAAGATTATGTTAGACTAAATCAAGATTACAGTAAGCTAGATGATAATTCATTATTATTAGATTACTATAAACAAACAAAGCCTCACTTAACAAGTGATGAAATAAATTTTCTTATTGAAGACTCATTCTCTTTTGATGAAGAGGTTGATGAAGCAAAAGATATTAAAAGAAAAAAATTAGCGTTTAAAGAGCAAGTTGCTAACGCTAAAATTTACTTAGACGGATTAAAGTCTAAATATTATGAAGAAATCAAAATGGGATCTAAGTTAGCTCCTGAACAGCAAAAAGCTATTGATTTTTTTAATCGTTACAAAAAAGAGACTGAAGAGTCTGAAAAAGTAGTAGAAAAGCAGAAGTCAGTCTTCTTAAATAAAACAAATGAAGTCTTTAATGATCAGTTCAAAGGTTTTGAATATGATGTTGGAGATAAAAAATATAGGTTTAATGTTAAGGAGACAAATAAAGTAAAAGAAAATCAAAGCGACATTAATAATTTTGTCAAAAAGTTTTTGAATAAAAATAATGAAATGTCAGATGCTAAGAATTATCATAAATCTTTATTTACTGCCATGAACTCTGATGCTATTGCTAAACATTTTTATGAACAGGGTAAAGCTGATGCTATCAAGGATAGTATTACTAAATCTAAAAACATAAGTATGGGATCCAGACAAGCTTTTACTGGAGTAGAAGTTGGAGGTATAAAAGCAAAAGTATTAGGTGATGATTCTACTAGTTTTAAATTTAAACTTAAAAAATAAATTAAAAACAAATAAAAATTTAAAATTATGGCAATTACCGCAGGAAGTAATTTAAATAGTGTTCCAGCGCCTACTAAGGCAACTTTGAACACTAATTATTTAGACTTAGCTTCTTCAGCCGGACAAGGATGGGCACAGCAATATGTCCCTGACTTAATGGATAAAGAAGCTGAAGTATTTGGAAACAGAACAATATCTGGATTTTTATCTCAGATTGGTGCTGAAGAACCAATGACAGCTGATCAAGTTGTTTGGTCAGAGCAAGGTAGACTACACCTTTCTTATAAGGGGCATGTTGAGAATGCAACGCAACAAGTTCAAAATGGGAATGAAGAAGGTGGAGTTTTTGAAATAGATACTGATATAGATGGAAATTCTATTGGAACATCTTCTGTTGATCATGGTATTAGAGTTAATGATACAGTTTTAATAGCAGATTCTAGCGCAACTGTTCAATGTCTTGTTACTGCAGTATCTAATGATAAAATTAATGTTGCTGTGTATGATGCTGGAAATACAACAGCTACATTAGCAAATGCTGGTTTAGCTGCTGGAAGTGGTGCTGATGAAGCTACTATATTAGTTTATGGATCTGAATTTAAAAAAGGAGATAACTACAATGGAAGCACTTCACGTCAGGCAAATGAACCTCAATTTAAGTCTTTTCAAAACAAACCAATTATTTTGAAAGATTACTACGAAGTATCAGGATCTGATGTTTCTCGTATTGGATGGATTGAAGTTTCTTCTGAAGGAGGAGCCTCTGGTTATCTTTGGTATTTAAAAGCAGAGTCTGATACAAGATCTAGATTCTCAGATTATTTAGAAATGTCTATGTTAGAATCTATTTTAGCTGACGCAGATGAGACTAAAGTAGATGCATTTTTAGGAACTGACGGAACTACATTAACTGGTACTGAAGGTTTGTTTGCTGCTATTGAAAGCAGAGGAAATATCTCCTCTGGAGTTACAGGAGTAAACGCTGCAACTGATTTAGCTGAGTTTGATGCTATTTTAGCAGAATTTGATAAGCAAGGAGCTATTGAAGAAAACATGTTATTTGTAAACAGAGGAACATCTCTTGCTATTGATGACATGCTTGCTTCAATGAACTCTTATGGTGCTGGTGGTACTTCTTATGGAGTATTTAGCAATGATGAAGAAATGGCTTTAAATTTAGGATTCTCAGGATTTAGAAGAGGATCTTATGATTTTTATAAGTCTGACTTTAGGTATTTAAATGATAAAGCTACTAGAGGTGGAATTAATGAAAGAGACACTGTTAATGCAATTAGAGGTGTTATTGTTCCAGCTGGAGTATCTACAGTTTATGATCAAACTTTAGGTACTAATATGAAGCGACCATTCTTACATGTTCGTTACAGAGCTTCACAGACTGATGACCGAAAAATGAAAACTTGGGTTACAGGTTCTGTAGGTGCTGCAACAGCTGCTTTGGATGCAATGCAAATACATTTCTTATCAGAAAGATGTTTAGTCACTCAAGGTGCTAACAACTTTATGTTATTGAAATAATAATTACTATAAGATCACCCTTGATTTTCAGGGGTGGTCTTTATTTATTTTTTTAAAAATTATATTATATTATATCATGGCAAAAAAACAAACAAGGAGTACAGCTAGAAAAGTAACTCCAAAAACAGAAACCGTTGTTCTAGAAAACCCAGTAATAGAACATCCAGTTGTTAAGGAAACAACTGTTAAAAAAAATAATTGGGAAATAAAAGACAGAACTTATTATTTAAAAAGAAACAGAAGTCCATTGTCTTATATGATTAAATCAGCAAATATTTATTATTTTGATGAAAATTTAGGTTATGAAAGAGAACTTAAATATTGTCAAAATCAAAAAACTTGTTTTGTTGATGAGATGAAAGGAGACCAAAGATTAGAACATATTATATTTAGGAATGGTGCTTTGTTTGTTCCTAGAAATAAACAAACACTTCAAAAATTATTAAGTCTTTATCATCCTCTTAAAGATAAATTATATTATGAATGGCAACCAGTTGAAGTAGCTGAAAACGAAATAGAAAGGTTAGAATTAGAAGCAGATGCAATTTTAGCAGCAAGAAATATGGATATAGATATGGCTGAAGCTGTAATGAGGGTAGAGCTTGGTTCTAAGGTATCAGAGATGAGTTCTAAAGAACTTAAAAGAGATCTGCTAGTATTTGCACGTAATAACCCAGATCTTCTCTTAGAACTCGTTAATGATGACAATGTGCAATTAAGAAATTTTGGTATAAAAGCCACTGAGCTTGGTATTATAAAACTATCAAATGATCAAAGAACTTTTAGTTGGGGATCAAATGATAGAAAATTAATGACTGTCCCTTTTGATGAACATCCATATTCTGCTTTAGCAGTTTGGTTTAAAACTGATGAAGGAATGGAAATTTATTCCAATATTGAAAAACAATTAAAGTAAAAAATGTAATAATAGTGTGATTATATACTTATAGTCACACTATTATTTTAAATAATAAAACATGGCAGTAAGTGTAGATACAGTATATCAAAGAGTTTTAGCGATTGCTAACAAGGAACAAAGAGGATACATAACTCCCCAAGAGTTTAACTTATTTGCCAATCAAGCTCAGTTAGATATATTTGAACAATATTTTTACGATGTTAATCAATTTGTTAGAGCACCCGGTAATGATACTGAGTATTCTAATATGATAGATTTAATAAATGAAAAAATAGCTATATTCCAAAAATATCAACAAAGCATTTCTACTATAGATTCATCTGGAATTGCTACACTACCAACTGACGTTTATAGACTAGGAACTATTATGTATACTGGTGGAACATACCCCATTGAACTAGATGAAGTTTCACAAAATGATGTTTTAGATTTAGAAAAAGCTCCCCTAACTAGGGCAAATTTAAATAGACCTTATTTTACTAGGCAAAGTAAAACAACAATAAAACTATACCCTTTATCTTTAGCTTCATCTACAGCAGTTGTAAATGGAACAACAAGTAGTGCTACAGCTTTAGTAGTAGATGGTCAGTCTACAAATAGAAATATTGCTGTTGGAGATACTGTCACAAACACTGATCCATCTTCATCTGCAGGTGTTTCTGGAACTGTTACAGTTGTAAGTTTAACCGATCAAAATAATTTAGTTTTATCCTCTGCTCAATCACTAACTAATGATAGAGGTTTAACATTCACACCTAGTGTAAAATGTAATTATGTAGATAAACCAACAAATGCTTCTTTTGATTATACAATAGTTAATGGAGAAGCTTTATTTAATTCTACAAATTCTGTTGATTTTGAACTACATGAATCTGAAGAAACAGAACTTGTATTAACAATATTAGAATTAGCCGGTATTTCAATTAAAGACCCTTTACTTTATCAACAAGCTGCTCAAGAGGTAGAAAGAAAAACATAATAAAATATGGGATTATTAGGTACAACAACTGAACAAAGTTATTATAATCAAAGTCAAACATTTACAGGAGATGGGTCTGGTAGTTCTGGTACGGTAGCCTTTACATTAACCACAACATTTTTCCCTACACTACCTACAGCCGAAACACAATTTGATGTTTTTATTGATGGTACTCAAATATCTAGCTCTAACTATAGTTATTCATCACCAACATTAACTTTTTCATCTACAAATGTAAATGCAGATGTTCAAGCTACAAATGGTGCACCATTATCTGGTTTAACTGTTTTAGTAAAAGAAATTGAACAAAGTGAATCTTTTGGTAATTATCAGTTTGTAAGTATTGATGATATTATAAACAACTTTATGGTTTCTTATGTTGGCTATGAGAAAATAATTAATAGAGTTAGAAGAGCAGATGTAGCCTTTCACGCCCAAAGAGCATTACAAGAATTTAGCTATGATGTTTTTAAATGTAAAAAAACATTTGAATCAGAAATACCTCCAACTTTAAAACTACCGTTACCTCAAGATTATGTAAGTAAAGTTAGACTAAGTTGGGTTGAACGAGATACAGGAATCGAAAGAGTAATATATCCTTCAAGATCTACAAGTAATCCTAGATCAATATTACAAGATTCTGATTATAATTTTTTATTTGACAACACAACAGGAGATTTACTTGAATCTGAGGAGTCATTTGCTTGGGAAAAATATAAACAAAATACAAGTGATGAACATACTATAAAAAGTAAAAGCATTGTTGATGACCAAACAAAGTTAATGGTTGGTGGAAGATATGGGATAGATCCTGAGTCAGCACAAATAAATGGAGTTTATTATATTGATGAACTTAGAGGTAATATACATTTTAGCTCTAACATAAGTGGTCAGGTTGTTATATTAAAATATATTAGCGATAGTTTAGGTAAAGATTCAGAAATGATTGTACATAAATTTGCCGAAGAAGCTATGTATAAATATTTAGCTCACGCCATATTATCAACTAAAATAAATGTACCTGAATATATTGTTAATAGATTTAAAAAAGAAAAATTTGCTGCTACAAGAACAGCTAAACTAAGATTATCTAATCTTAAATTAGAAGAGTTATCTCAAGTAATGAGAGGTAAATCTAAACGTATTAAACATTAAAGTATGGCAAATATAAAGCATCACTTTCGTAGAGGTCGAATGAATAAAGATCTAGATGAAAGATTAATACCTAATGGTGAATATAGAGACGCTCAGAATATTGAAATAATTACTTCTGAAGGATCTGACGTTGGGTCTATTCAAAATGTTTTAGGTAATACTTTAAAAGATGGTAGAAGCTTTGATAGTGGTACAGGTTTACTAACTGATTGGGGTAGTAGCTCATCTTCAATAAAAGACTTAACAAACCCTAAATGCATAGGATATGTTGTCGACCCTCAGAATGATAAAGTATATTGGTTTATATCTTCTGGGTCTACTGCCACCGCATCAATAACTATTAGTGGAGATGTTGCTATATCAACAGCTTCAGTTAATGATACAACAGTAAATCAGTCTTCTACTATAAATATAGATAATATAAGTGGTACTGTTAGTATTGGGGATGTGGTGGAAGGAACAGGAATTATTGGTGAAGTTAAAGTAACAGCTATTTCTTCAGTAGACGGTGGATTACAAGTTATATTTATAGATAGTCTTCAAACTATATCTAATGATGTCTCTTTAACATTTACTCCAAAAAGAACAGCAATTGTTCTTGATAATAATTCCGGCACTATTGAAGTAGGGATGACCGTTAGTGGTGCAGGAATATCTGGTAAAGTAACAGTAGCAACAGTCACAAATCAAAACAATATTACCTTATCTAGTAACTCTCTATTAAAAGACAACGCATTATTAACATTTAAATCTCAAGTTAGTTGTATTGCAGAGTTTGATAGTACAACAGGAGAAATATCACCAGTTCTGGTTGATAAAAATAACATACTAAAATATAGTGATGAATATTTAATAACAGGTGCAAATGTTATTAGTGGATTGTTATCTTGGACAGATAATCAAACCGAACCTAAATTAATAAAAATATCTAAATTTAAAGAAGGTTCTAGTACATTTAATTATCACACTCAAATTAATAATGCAGATTTTACAGAAAAAGATATTACTGTAATTAAGCAATCTCCATTAAAAGCACCCACGTTAACAATGTCTTCTACTGAAAGAACTCAAAGCTCCTCTGGTATTGAAGGTGGTACTCCTGTATATATTGAAAAAAATTTTTATAGTGGAGGATCTGTTTTAACTTCAGGGTCTAAATTTGATATAGAATTTGACAATAAAGCTAATTTTATAAAAGATGATATTATAGTATTAGAGCATACTGAATTAGATAATTTTAAAGAAACTAAACACACAATAACCGTAAAAGTATTAGGTTTAATAAATTCTAAAATTATTACTGAAGGATATCCTGATTCAGATACTCATTCAGCAACTTTTATTATACAAACAATAAATTTAAACTTACCAGATTTAGGATCTGTTACTTGGATTGCTACATTAAAAGAAAAAGATCCTTTGTTTGAAGATAGTTTTGTAAGATTTGCTTATAGATGGAAATATAAAGAAGGTCAATATTCTACATTTTCACCTTTTTCTGAAGTAGCTTTTTTACCTAGTGAGTTTTTGTATGAAAGTGATGAAAGTCACAATATAGGTATGAAAAACTCTATAAGAACACTTTCTTTAGGTGGTTTTGATACTCAACCAAATGATGTAGAGTTAGTTGAAATATTAGTTAAAGATTCAGTTAGTAATGTTGTGTATGTGTTAGATGTTTTAAAAAATAGAGAAACATCTTATTCTGTTTTGTCTGAAAGTTTTGGTGCAGTAGTAGAGTCAAATCAAATATTAAGACCTTTTGATAATGTACCTAAAAAAGCAAAAGCTCAAGAAATTATAGCTAACAGATTAATATTTGCAAATTATTATCAAGGTTATAATTTATTAAAACAAAACACTCCTGACATTGATGTAACTGTAGAACAAAGTGCTTCTGATACAGAAATTACAGCTGTTGTATCTTCATCTAATCCCGGAGAAAATAATAAAATTACTTTATCAGCTTCTAATCCTTTAATTAAAATAGGTATGTTGATAACAGGTGAAGGAGTGCCTAGACATACTTTTGTAAAAAACATATTAGATCAAGAATTAACAATATTTGTAAGAACAAAAATAAACAAGGATGATTATAAAGATGGAAGTAATTATGGATCCGAAGAGGTATATATAGAAGAAAATACTGTTTTAACTTTTACTAATAAAAAAATAGGTGAAAAATCAGTTAAATCATTAAGAACATATCAAATAGGTACAACTTATTCTGACAGATATGGAAGAGAAAGTCCGGTTTTTTCTTCAAAAAAATCATCCATTAAATTAGGAAAATCTTTTGGTATAACAAAAAATAGAATAAATGTACAGCTACAAAATAATGCTCCTGATTGGGCAACACATTATAAATTTTTTGTAAAAGAAACTTCTAGTGAATACTATAACCTAGCTCTTGATAAATTTTATTTTGCAGAAGATGGTAATATTTGGTTATCATTTCCATCAGCTGAAAGAAATAAAGTGGATGAAGAAACTTATTTAATACTTAAAAAACAACATGATAATAATAAGTTTGTATCAGAAAAAGCTAGATATAGAATCTTAGATATATCTAATGAAGCACCAGATTTTATATCTCAAAAATTAATTTCTTCAGGAAAAGCTAGTTGTTCAACATTGTCAGTAAATCAACCAGCAGTTGGTTCTACTTTTTTTCAATTTAATGGACCTGAAGCATCTTCAAATCCTTCATTTTCTTCTGCATTTAGAACTGAAAGTGAAATACAAATATCTACAGATATTCCTAATCCAAATCAAATAGCTACAGCTTCTGTAAAAAGCGATATTTCAGAAAGGAATACACTAGAAGTAGATGGAAAACAAAATACCATAAGAGTAGGAGATCAATTAACAGGTGACGGAATTCAGAACAATCCTGTAGTAACAAAAATTACAAATCAAGATTCTACCACTGCATCTTTAGTTTTATCAACAAATCAAACTTTAGATGAAAATGTAGTTATAACTTTTATTCAAGCTCCAGCTAGAGTATCTAGAAAATATAAAATAGAAAGTGGTGGTTTATCTAGTAATGGAACTGTTTATGATGTAACATTAAAAGATCCAATTCACGAAAGTGATGAAGATGTGTTTGCATCAGATTTAGTGTCTGAAGGTAAAGATATTAACGTAAATATATTTAGAAAAACAATAGAACCTAAAGATGAATTCTTTGGTAGATTTTTTGTTAAAGTATCTAGAGATTCTACATTAGATAGAAATATAATAGAAGTATTTCCATCAGTAAAATCTAGATTTGATGTAACTAAAAGTGAAACTATTAATTCAAATCTATTAAATGATTTTTCAAATAAAGATGAAGGTTCTGAAGAACCAAAACAAAATTTTGCTTGGGGTGATAAAGACTTTGGAGATGTAGAAAACACATTAGGACCAGTAGACACACATCCTAAAAAAGGATCTGAATTTTTTCAGTTTTATTTTGGAGGTATAGATATAGGTGAGTATGGTGCTAAAGAAGATAATTTAAGTGTAAATGTAAATCCACTTATAACAGAAATAACAAAACCGGGAGCATTAATACAATTTAGTAATGATTTTGGAGACAAAGGTCAAATATATGAAGTTACAGGAAGTAGTGTAAAATCTGAATTTAGAACTTATAATGCTACGAAAAAAACATGGATAAGTGGTAAAAGAAGATTATATAAAATATTTATAAGAAATCAAGAAACAGGAGATCTATATGATGATGGATTTAATGCTTCTGCTGCGACTTCAACCTCTTTTGGAAGAATAAATAACATATCTTTAGTAAAGAAAAACATACAAATAGATGATGAAAAAATAAATTCTAATAATCCTGCAATATTTGAAACAGAACCAAAAACAAAAGAAGGGTTAGATATATATCACGAGGCAAGTAATGCATTACCTATTATAAAAGCAGGTATGACTGTTACTGGCACAAATGTAGGGTCTGGTAATTCTAATGTTGTTGAATCTGTAGTTGATGGTAGTAATATAGAACTATTAAACAACACTAATGGAACTATGTCTAGTGGGACTGTATTAACTTTTACTGATCAGGATAGTATATATAGTTTTACAATAACTACTAGTGGAGATGTTGCTACATCTAAATCTGTTGTATTAGCAGATAATCAAGTTCATGGTCAAGTAAATTCTTTAGATTGGTATAATGTTTTTTCTTTTGGCAATGGAGTAGAATCTAATAGAATAAGAGATGATTTTAATACATCTTTTATTGATAAAGGTCCTATAGTGTCTACAACTTTAAATGAAGATTATAAAGAAGAACATAAAACTAATACATTTATATTTTCAGGAATATTCAACTCTATATCAGGTATTAATGAACTTAATCAATTTTTATTAGCATTACCAATAACAAAAGATATAAATCCTGAATATGGGACTATACAAAGAATATATGCTAGAGATGCGGATTTAATTACATTTTGTGAGGATAAAATATTAAAAGTATTAGCGAATAAAGATGCTTTATTTAATGCTGATGGAAATACTAACTTAACAGCTACGAGTGCAGTTTTAGGTCAAGCAATTCCATACGTTGGTGAGTATGGCATATCTAGAAATCCAGAATCATTTGCATCACATGCTTTTAGAATATACTTTTCAGATAAAGCTAGAGGTGCAGTATTAAGATTGTCTAGAGATGGGTTGACTGAAATATCTGAGAAAGGTATGACTGATTTTTTTGGAGATAACTTGCCTTTATCTACAACAATACTTGGTAGTTATGATGATGACAAAGGATCTTACAATATAACTTTAAATAATCAAACAATAAGTTTTGATGAAAGAGTTGATGGGTGGACTAGTTTTAAATCTTTTATACCTGAAGCTGGATTTTCATTAAATAATATTTATTACACTTATAAAAATGGAGATTTATATTCTCACGACAGTGCAACAAGAAATACTTTTTATGATACAGCAAGTCCATCTTCTGTAAAGTTTATATTTAATGATTTTCCTGAAAGTGTAAAAAGTTTTAAAACATTAAATTATGAGGGTAGTGACTCTAGAAAATATACATACGGAGGAACAACTAGCACAGCTGTAGTAAACGGTACAATAACTAGCTCAACAGCTTTAGTTGTTGATGGTAATTCTGGAACCATTGTTGTGGGAGATGTAGTAACTGGTTCTGGAATATCAGGAACCGTAACCGTTACTACTGTCACTGATCAAAATAATTTAGTATTATCAAGTGCTCAAAGTATAAGTGATGGTGTTACCTTAACATTTACACCTGTTTATGGAGCAGGTACAACATTAGAGGTTCTTAAGAAAGCAGGGCTTTCTCCTGATAGTATAGCTGCATTACCAGAAGCAGAAACAAAAGGATGGTTTGCTGATTCTATAACTACAGATCAACAAACTGGTAGTGTCAGATTTTTTAAAGAAAAAGAAAACTTTAAATTTAATCAAATATTAGGTGATAGCACAACATCATCTAACATAGACACGAAAGAGTTATCTGTACAAGGGTTGGGTTTTCCTTCGAATATATCTGATTCTGGAACAGTCACTAGAACATTAACAATAACTCCAAGTATAACTTTACTTAATTTTACAATAAGTGGTAGTGTTACAGTAGAATCTACAAGTGGTGTAGCTATTGGTGCTGGTAAAACTGCTGTATTTACAATTACACCTAATACTGGTTACGTTATTTCTGCTAGTCAAGTTACTGGTAGTAGTAGTTTAAGCAAAATAGCATCAGCAAATGAGTCAGATACAGGAACAGCAGGTACTGCTTCAAATACAGTTGAAGTAACTTTTAATTTAGTAAATGAAGCTATTGGTGGTAATGTTACAATACAGCCTAGTATAGCTGTAACCACTTTATCGAAAATTCAATATAAAGTAACAGGAGTTTTTAACACTGATGAAAAGAATACACAAACTTCATCTGTTTATAATTTTGGTTATAGTGGTAGTGGAGATTATTATGTAAATGCCATAGTAAATGGATTAAGCACAGACAACAGTCCTGTATTACATAATTTAACAGGCAATAGTTTAATATCAGCTAATATGGCTATAATAGGATCTGGTGTGCCTGATAATGCTTTAGTTAAAACTATAACTGGAGCTAATTTAACAGATTTAACAATAAAGGATGGTACAGGTGCAGATTTAAATGCTACAATACCTGATGACACTTTGTTAAGATTTGGTAAAGAGATAATATCTAGAACATTTAGAGCAGACACTGGATTTGAATTTAGGTCTGCACCAACATTAGATGTTTTAGAAGAAGATGAAAGTAAATTTAGTGATTATACAAGTAGCAATGATTTTGTTTCTACTACATCTGTTGTTCAATCAAATGTAAATAATTCTGTAACTGTAACGCTTAGTGCTTCTAATTCTTTAATAGCTGTAGGAATGGCTGTTAGTGGATCAGGAATATCATCTTTTACGACAGTATCAGTAATAAATAGTACAACTTTAACTTTATCGACTGCAGCTAAAATATCTGCAAATACAACTTTATCTTTTTTTCCTACATCAGTTACATTAAAAGTTTACTATGTGTTTAGTTCTAATAATCCCACAGAAGATAAAATATTACTAACAGCTAAAGCAGAAAAAACATTTTTAGATTTTGCAGATGAAATCACAGGCATGGAAATGTCAACAAAGCCTGTAGGTGCTAGAGGAGAAACTAGATTTATAAGAATATTTGGTAGAGCAGGAGCTAAATTTAAATTAACTAGATTTACCACAGATACTGTCAATGGTGCTGTTGCTGGTTCTACTACTATAAATTTAGACAACACAAATACTGCTATTCTTTCAGGTATGAGAATTAAAGGTGATAATGTGCAATCTGGATTAAGAGTAAGTAGCGCATCTGGATCTCCTACGGTTGTAACAGCTTCATCTTCTACTACAATAGCAGATAATACAGAGTTGACTTTCTCAAATTTTTGGAATGGTAAAAAATTTGATGTTGGTGATTTATCCGAAAACTTATATTCCAATCCTGTACAAACTATACCATCTTCAGGTGTTTATTCTATACCAGTAGAATATCCTGCAAACTCTACATTTAGAACATTTAATTATGAAGTTGAAGCTCAAGAAGATACTGCTTTAGCCACATCTTTTAATGGTGCAAATCCTACATCTGTTAATCAAACTGCTGAAGTTACTTGGACAATATCTCCTGATGTAACATTAAATTCTGAAGTTACTGCATCAGTTGTTGGATCACTTGGTAGTACAACAGATTTAAATATAGATGGTCAATCTGGAGGTAATATTGTTGTAGGTGACGTAGTTACTGGTACTGGAATTTCAGGAGTAGTTACTGTAGCAGTAGTTATAGATCAAGACAATTTAACTTTATCAGATGCTCAAAATTTATCAAATGATACAGCTTTAACCTTTACTCATGCAAATCCTACATCTACAGCAAATCAGAGTATAACTGGTATATCTTTATCTGAACCAAAAGAATTATCAAAATCTGGATTAGTTAATTTTTCTTTTACAATAACTGCAAATGATAGCACTGGTAATACGTTTTTATCTTCATCTAGAAGTTTAACATCAGATGATTTTGGGTTTGCTAATACTAAAAGAACAGTAGGTGCTGTTGGTAATGGAACCACTTCTGTAATAGATTTAACAGAAAGTGTGAGAAATATTTCAATACAAGCAAATGCTGATAAAACTTTATCTAGTGTTGTTACTGGAGGGACTTTACCAGAAGGAACTTTCGTTTCTAGTAAAAATGATTCTGACAGTTTAGATTTAACTTTAAATCATTCATCAGAAAATTCAGTTTCACTAGCACAAAATAGTATATCTTTAAATGATACTTTAACATTTTCAGCACCTAATGATTGGATAATCGAATATTCAAATATAGCAGGAAATATAGCTACTGGAAATAACCCAAACACATATACTATAACTGGAGTTTTAGAAGTTATAAGATTTGGTACAAAAAGTTTAACTTCAACTATATCGTTACCTAGTTTACTAAGTGTGGGGGGAGAAGGAGCCGCTGCACCTGCACCTTCAAATCCTACGCTAACTATTAGTGGATTATATGACTCTACAAGCACAAACTCTGGTGGAACTGTTAAAGTTAAGAAGCTTGTTACGCTTGGCTCTGGTAATGGAGCAGAAAATGGTGATACAATTTCTGGATCTGGACAAGTTTTATTTAGAGGAGATGGAAATACTGTTAACGATGCATCAATAACAATTACTGCAAGTAGTAGATTTACAGGAGGGTCTTCTGCTCCGCAAATTAGTAACATTAAGTTTTTTGATTCTAGTAATACTCAGTTAACTGGATTTGACAGTTTACCTAGTGTTACAAATACAAAAGCTACTTTTGATTTTGCTGTAACATGTAACGGAGATGTGGTATCAACAGATACACTAAGAGTGACTATAAAAGTAACATTAAATAATGCTTTATAAATTATAAATATGGCAACTTCATTAACTTTAACATTTGCAAATTCAATTAATAAATCTTTACAAATAGGTGATACAGTTCATTACGCTGTAGTAACTAATAACGTAACTGGTTCTCCAATAGAAGTTGGTAGTGTAACTGCTTTTACAGACACAACTGTAACATGTAATGTAGCTTCTACTGCTGATGTACCTACAACAAGTAATTTCTTTTTTTTTAGTAAAGACAACAAAGCTAATCTATCTTCGCTAGTAGGATATTTTGCTGAAGTTGAAATGAAAAATGAATCTACAAGTGAAGTTGAATTGTATCAAGTGGGATCTGAAATAGTTGAAAGTAGTAAGTAATAAAATATATGTGTAATTGTATTAAAAAATAAAATAAAAAAATGGGTAGAAAAAGGGCATTAAGAGATGAAATAAGTAAGCAACAAGGGATATTAGATAGAGAGCTTCAAAGTTTTAAACAATTTCCTTTAGAAAATGTTTATTCAGGAATTACAGCACCTACTTTAGGAGACGCTCCAGCGTCAAATTTAACTAATCTTTCTGAAAGATTTACAAATCCTTTTGTTGGACTTCAAAACTTTCAAGCACAAAGAGAGAATACGTTTGAAGATTTAACAATAAATCAAAGAGAAGCTGAATTTTTAGCTCAACAACAACAGCAAGGTTTATCTAATACTCTTGGAAGCTTAAGAGGTGCGGCAGGATCTAGTGGTATAGCTGCTCTTGCTCAAGCTGTTTCAGGTGTGCAATCTCAAAATTTACAACAAGCAGCTGCATCTATAGGTCAGCAAGAAGCTAATATTAATGAACAAAGAGCAAGTCAAGAATTTACTTTGCAAGGAGCAGTTGCTTCTGAGTCTGCTGTAAATCAACAAACAATTTTAGCGCAAGAAATTGCAAATCAAAGAGCAATAGCTGAAGAAGGTTCTAGAAATCAACTTTTAGCAGCACAACAACAACAACAAAGAGATTTGACTCTTGCAGATTTAGATCTTAGATCACAAATGTTTCGTGCTCAAGGAGCAGATATTGCTCAACAAAGACAATTTGATAGAGAAGCTACCGCATTAGGTATACAAGCACAAAGAACTGTTGGAGCACAACAAGATTTACAAAACTTACTTAACAGAAGAGCACAAATACTTGGCTCAGTTGTAGGTGGAGCAGGAGATGCTGCTGGATCCATTGGTTCTGCTATGATAATGTCTGCTGCTAGTGATAGAAGATTAAAGAAAAACATTAAGTTTTTAACAAAATCAAATAAAGGTTATAACATATATACTTTTGAATATAAAAACAAAAAATATGGTGAGGGTATTTATCAAGGAGTTATGTCAGATGAAATACCTATAGAAAATATTATTGTTAATAAAGATGGTTATGACATGGTTAATTATTCTAACTTAGATGTAGAATTTAAAAGAGTTTAATTATGGCAGCAGATACAAATTTAATACGTAGTTTTGAAGGAGCTTACAGTAGACCTATAGCTGATATAACCCCTATTTTGGAGGGTGTAGAAAAAATTCGAGAAAATATAAAACAAAATGAAAAATTAAGAAGAGCAGAGGATGAGAGAATAAAAGCTACAGTAGCTCAATATAAAAATTTATTTCCCAGTGATGCCTCTATGTCAGATTTGCCTTTAGAATATAAACCTATTTGGCAATCTTTTCTTAAAGAAAATAAACAGCAATATTTTGATGATGTTCAACTACTAGCCACTTTAGATCCTAGGTCTCAAGAGTATGATGAAGCAAAAGAAAGAATGGATCGAATAAAAGATTCTTACACAACATTAAGAAATGAGTTTACTAAATTTGGAGAAGGAAAACTCATATATATGAATGATTTAGATAGAGGAATATATGATAATGTAAATTCTCCAAAAGATAAAAATTTAAATAGTTTTCTTTATACAGATAAACTTGATTTAAGAATAGATCAAAATGGTAGACTTTTATTTAGTGGTGATGGTATAGATGAATTTTATTATAATAAACACAAAAAATTATTTAATGAAGAGGTTGGTATTGCTAAATTTATACCTTTAAAAACTAGTTTATTTGATCCTATTTATGAAGTTTCATTAAAAAGGGGAAAAGATGCTATTAATAAAAATGATAATGATTTTAATAAAAACTTAATAAAGAAACTTGTAACTAAATCTAGCAAAGAGGAGTTAGTCTCTGGTCTTATATCAAAAATTTTTGCTGATGAAGCAATATCTCCAGATTTAAATTACGAAAGTCAAGATATCATAGATTTATATAGTGATGATGAAGAAAAATCTTCTGCTGCCAGAACAAGGTTAGAGGAAATATTATCTACCAGCCTTATAAACATGTACGATGCACAAATTAATGCAGGCAATAACGAAAGATTAAGATTATTAGAAGAAGCAAGACTTCAAAAAGAGAAAGAAGAAGCAGGAAAAGAAACTTTATCAGTTGAGGATCAAAGAGTAAAATCTATAAGAACTGATATTGATACAGCCTTCAGTGTTGTTCCAACAGAAAAAGATACCCCAGCGTTTCGTGCTCAAGAAGCAGAAAGACTTAAAACAGAAAAATTTATTGGAACAGTTAAAGATGAAAAGGGAAATTTGTATACAACTACAAAAATAAAAGGGGGAGCTTTGCCAGAAGGAGCTATTAAAATAGAAGAATCTATTTCAGATACAAGAAAAAGAAATTTAAGAGATTTAGCTAAACAATATAAGAAAAATTTAAATAAAAGATATGCTAATTTAGGTTTTAGTTTTGAAGTTGTAAATAATAAGGAAGGAATTCCTGTTTTAGAAATACTAGATAAAGATGAAGTTGCGTTTCCTCAAACATATCGAATAGATGATATTAATTTAGATGAAACAAAAGAACTTTTAACTGAATTTTTATTTAATCAAGGATTTAAACCAACAAAAAGTGATCTTAACCCTACTAGTGGTTTAACTTTTTAATAAATAGTATATGAATGAATTTGTAATATTTATTTTACCTGACGGTTCTGAGAAAAAAGTTAAAAGAGAGAATATGGGTGCGTTTAGAATAAATAATCCCGGTTCTAAAATTAAACAGGAAGATGCTGTTGATATTCAACTTAGAAAACAAAAGGAACAAGCAGAGAAGGATTTAAGTGAAGTAGTTAATATAGATAAGCAAGGTAGATCATTATTAAATCAGAATATACCTAAAACTTCATCTTACTATCAAAGATTAAGAGAAGCAGAGCAAGATTTATCTGATGCAGAACTTAGTATAAAATCAAAACAGGAACTTGCTAACACAACTAAGCAGTCTGTAGATATAATAAGTGATAAATATAAAGATCCAGATTTATTTTCAAAAGAACTTATTTCCAGAGAAGCGCAGTATTTGGGCAAAGGCGTTTATTTGCCTAAAATAGAAAAAGAAGTATATAAAAATTTAACTGATGAGCAAGTTGATGTAGGCTTAAATCTTTACAATGTTTTATCTGAACAATATGGAAGAAATCCTACTCAAGAAGAATGGGAGTACCAATGGAGACAACAACTTTATGATAATGAATTAAGTGAAACAGTCCAAAAAGTAACAATAGAATCAGGTAAAAATTTAACAGAAAAACAAAGAGAAGAAATTGTATCTATAGAAGCTCCAAAAATTAAAGGTATTAGTGAAGAAAGAGATAGAGTAGAACTTTCTATGAGTGAAGTTAGGAAAGTTATAAAACAACAATCTGATCTTCTTGAATCTTCTAATGAATTTAAGTATGTTAATAATTTTGAAAAAGAAATAAAAGACCCTTTAATACAATATATTATAGGAGAAGGACAGGAGTTTTTTGTAATTAATGATAAAAAAATTCCTAAAGATTTAGTGGATAGATATAATACTTCATTACAATCTGTAAGAGAACAACAAAAAATTATATCTGATCAATATGGTCTGTATGAAAAACAATATGATTCTTATAGAAAGTTATCTGATAAGGTTCTTTCAGGTGAAACACAACTTGATATATTAAAAAGAGATTTTGATACTGTGGCAAAGGCTGCTAATTTAAGTAAAAACTTTGTAAAATCATCGGGTATTGGTCTTGCTGAGTATGCAAGTGTTTTAATCGCACCAAAAGCGAGACCTTATTTTGCTCAATTAGCAATAGAACATAGGAAAAATGCGGCACAAGAAAAAGCAAGATTTTTACCTGACATTAAATTTGATGAAGCATTTGACAGTGTTGACAATTTTTCAGAATTTATATTACAAGAAGCAGCAATACAAATACCAATAATGGCTTCAATAGCTGTTACTGGTGGAGTAGCTTCTGCTGCTGGTTTAGGGGCTATGGCTTCTAGTGCAGCAGCTGCAACATTTATAGGAGTTTCCTCTGCAGGTTCGCAACTTGGAGATATGGATTATGAGGAAGATTTAGCTAACAATGATAAATTTGATTTTAACGATATAAATAGAGGTGACTTACAAAAGTTTTTAGTAAGCACAGGCTTTGGTTTGCTTGAAGGAGGATTAAGTGCACTTCCGACAGCAAGAATATTTAATGCAGCAGGTAAATCTTTTGCTCAAGGATCTAAAGGATTAGTCACAAAAGGTGTTAACAACTATGTTAATAAACGAGTTTGGTCCGGAGTTATGGAGCCAACTTTTACAGAAACTTATACTGAAGGATTAACTCAATTAGGTCAAAACTTTATCACAGGTAATCCTCTTTTCGAAGGTGTAGGTCATGCAATGTTTTCAGGTGGTTTTTTTGGTTTTGCTGTAAATTCAATGCCTACAATAGCCTCTTTAGCTATAACAAATTTTTCTGATTACGATAAAAAAATAGAATTTAGAAAAAATGTATTTAAAATTGCTCAGTTAAAATCAGAGTTTGAATCTAAATATGGATCCGGTGATGGTTCAGTTTTTCTTGATTCTAAAGAAAATACACCAGAAAAAACTGCTGAATATAATGAGCAAAAAAAGATAGTAGAAGATCAAATTAATACTCTTAATAAGAAAAATGATGAAATACTAATAGAAATAGATGAAAATGTAAGATCATTATCTGAAGAATCATTTAATGCATATACAAAAGCAACCATAGAACAAGAACAAATAAGAAATGAAGTAGAAAAAATAGTAGACAATCCTGATTACAAACAAACAAGACAAGATAGAATAAATATTTTGCAAGAAAGATTTAACAAACTAGCAGAATTAAAAGATAAATTTAGAAATGTTAAAGATTTTGGTAACATTTATTCTATGCTTGAAAACTCTGATCCTGAAGAATATAAAATTATAACTGAAAAAGCAGAAGCGGCTGTCAGAAAAGAAGAGGGATTAGATTCTGTTTCTGAACTAAATACTGAGAAAGTAGAAAAGAAAAGATTTGACATATATTTAGATAGATTAGTAGAAAAGGATATAGCAAACACAAGATCTCTTATTAAAATTATTAATGATAAAAAAGAAAAAGTAGATCTTCAAGTTTTTGAAACTCAAGAGGAGATTAGTGAGTATGTAAAAAATGTAAGAAGCGAAATAACACCTGATGAAAAAATAGATTTACTAGAATATGCCAATGGTGCTATAATTAAAAGAAAAAAAGGAAAGAATACCATAATACTTACAAAAGAAAATATAAAAGAAAACAAAAGAACTAGAAGTGGAGTACATGAAATATCTCATCAATTATTTGCAGAAGCATTAAAAGATGTAGATAATAACATGAAAAAAGAACTTGCTAATAATATATACACTTGGCTTTCTACCACTAACGAAAGTGCTTTTATAGAAATGTTTAGTGGATATTATGAAGGTCAAACTGTAGAAGGAGATGGTAAAAATTTTATAGCAGAAGAAGTTATTGTTGGATTTATGGAGAGGGTTGCTGAAGGAAAGATAGATTTGACTTCAAGAGAAAACAGAGGTTTTCCACAACTTCTAGGTAATATTGTAAACAAAGGATTATCTAAGTTTGGTAAAAGTGCTAAAATTAACTTTCAAGGAGAAAAAGATATTATAGATTTTTTATCAGGTATAGCTAAGTCTTTAGAAAAAGGTATTATAGACCAAGAAAGTATAGATGCTATTAATGAAAAAGCTAAAGAAAGAAAAAAGAGAATAGCTGAAACTAAAAAATCTACAGGTGAAAAGAAATCTGAAATGTTATTATCTCAAGGTATAACACCAGAAATGACTGAAAGATCCGATAGGCTTCAAGAAATATATGAAGATGAAGGTGACAATGGAGCTTGGACAGCACTTGAAGAGGGTTTGTTTGATACAACAATAGAAAAAGTAATTAATTCTTATTTAAGAAGAAGGTATCGTTCATTAAAAACTCCTGAAGCAGAATCTGCTAAAGTAAAAGAAGATATGATTTCTTCTTTAAAATATGATCCTAATGGCATAGTTGATTTATTTAGAACTTACGATGTTGAAAAAGGTCCTTTAGGTGCTTATGTTTCTAAATATTTAAAAATTAGATCTAATAAAATACTTAAAAATGCAACAAAAGATAAAGCTGAACCAAGCTATTCTGATGCAGAATCTCAGTATTTAACTGAAGCCAGTGTGGGTGATTTTGTTAATGAAGAGTCACTAGATTCAGTAGAAGAAATAGAAGATATAGACAATGAGCTATTAGATCCTAAAACTTTATTAGATGAAAAATTAAGTGAGCAAGCTATTAAAAATGTTGCATCTAGAATAGATGAAGTATCTGAAAAATCAAAAACATTTAAAGATTTACCAGATTTATCTGAAGAAACTACAGCGGAAAGATTTGGTATTCCTGTTGATAAGGTATCTCTTAAAAAGAGATTTACTCAAAATGAGTTAAAAAGTGCTTTAAGTAATTTAAAAGAAATAGCTGAAGACTTTATAAAAATATTACCTGAAGGTGCAATCACTGACCCAGCAGTTAGAAAAGATTTGTATGGAACTGCTACAGGATTACCTACAAATATATTAGAAAATTTTTATGTTAAAGGTGATAGAATAGACACTAGATCAGGACTAAAAGTTTTTGATTTAAAAGAAAATATAACTGTACAGGATTTTTATAATGCCATAGGATTAGAATCTGATGCTTCAATACCTAAAAGAGTAGATGTAAGATCAGCTGAAGCACAGACAGCAAAAGGGTTGGTTAACTTGTTTGGTAGACTTGTTACTAACACAACAGCAAGACAAGAGCTTGCTAAAAGAGTTGGAACTGAACAAGAGATTCTAAATATAGAATCAGGTAAAGCCAATCTTATGTTAAGTGCAGGAAGAATTAACTTTGAATTATTACCTAAAAAGACCAAAGAAGAATTTATAAAAAGTATTGGTTTTAATAATGAATTAGTTTCTATTGACTATGAAAAAGTTGATAAAATTAGAAATAATGTTTCTTTAGCAAGAATTGCTCAGTTAAAAGCTGAAAAAATTAATTTAGATGAAAACTCTTATGAAAAAGTTATTTATGATGATACACTAAAATTAGCAATAGCAAGACTTGGTGGTTATGTGGGGGAACACATGTTTATTGATTTTCATTTACCATATAACACTGATAATTTTGGTATATTCCCCACAAGTGCTGGAACTCTTAGAACAGCAGAAGATGTGTATTTTTATTATTCAGATAAAAAAGATAATGAATTAAATCATAGTGTAACAAAAAAATATGCAGATACATTTGGGGCTCAATTAAAAAATGAACTTTTAGGGAGAGTAGGTAAGTATATTACATTAAATAAAAAAACATATCAACTCTTTGATAGAAATAAAAAATTTTTTAATGAAGAAAGTGATATTAATTTACCAGAAAAAATAAAAAATATAATATTAAATCGTGACACTGATTTATTTTTTGATTTTGGTGACGCTTACAAAAAAATTTCTGGACAAAAAAATCCGGGAACAATATTAAATTTAGACTTAGCTAAAAAAGCAAAGAAAAAAATTAAACCAGCAAATTATAAAACAATAATAAGAAATAATAACCTTTTTGAAGAATTAATTCTTAATCCCTATATTGAACAAAATGTAGAACTTTTATTTTTTAAATTTAAACCTTACGCTTTAAATAAAGAATTATCAGACGCAACAGGCTTACCTATGTTGTATGAAAAAGATTTAGTAGATGGACAAAGAATGTATCCACAGTTTTACATTAAACCAGAGATAGGATTAACCGCTACACCAGCAGATAAAACAAAGGCTTATTTTGGTATAAGATATTCTCCTGAAATGACAGAAATAAATTCTAGAAATTTATATAAAGATCACAAAACTAATCAATTATTCTCTAGTAAGTTATTGCAGGATAGATTAACTAATTATTTTAAAGCTAAGAAAGAAGGTACAGAATTACCTAAATTGTCTGAAGCAGAAATAAGAGAAACTTATGGTTTAAAAGAAGGTGAAACCTCAATTTACTTTAGTAGACCTATGGCTTTAAAAAATAAGTTTAATAAAATTTTAGAACAAAATAAAGGTGTATCTGCTAAAAAAATATACTCAGACGCTGAAGCAGAATTTGCAAACGCACAAAGGGGTATATCAAAAAAGTTTGGATATTTTGTACCTCCTACTGCAGAGGATTTTATGGGTTTAATATATTCTTTTTTAGGTAAAGGTAAGATTGGAGATGAACAAAAACAATTCTTTGAAGAAGCTTTAAATCTTCCTTACAAAAGAGGTGTAGCTGCACTAGAAAGTTCTAGACAAAAAATGGCTGATGATTATTTTTCTTTAAGAAAAAAATATAAAGATGTTACAAAAAAGTTAGGGAAAAAAATACCGGGTGAAGAATTTACTCATGATCAAGCAATAAGAGTATTTCTATGGAGAAAAAATGGATTTGATTTATCTAAAGATGTTAGTGAAGGTGGGGCTGGTATTAAAAAAAGAGAATCAAATAAACTTTACAGAATAGTAGCAAATGACCCTAGATTGTTAGAGTTTGCTTTAGGTGTAGAAAGAATTATTAATGAGCCTAAAGGTTATGTTGAGCCAACTAAAACTTGGCTTGTAGATACTATAGCCGCTGATATGGATGGATCTTTAAATAAACAAAGTAGAGAAAGACATTTAAAAGAATTCATAGAAAATAGTAAGGAAATATTTAATAAAGAAAATTTAAACAAGATACAAGCTATTTATGGGAAAGTGTTTAGAGAAAGTTTAGAAAACTCTTTACATAGAATGAAAACAGGCATAAATAGAGAACAAGGTAAAGATAGAGAAGTAAATGCAGTTGAAAACTTTATAAACCAATCTACCGCCACAATAATGTTTTTAAATGTTAGAAGTGCACTATTGCAACAAGTGTCTTTTGCTAATTTTGTAAACTGGAGTGATAATAACATATTAGCTGCTGGTGCTGCTTTTGCAAACCAACCTCAATTTTGGAGTGATTTTAGTAGACTTTTTAATTCTGATAAATTAAAACAAAGAAGAAAAGGGTTAAAGTTAGATGTTAATCAAGCTGAATTAGCAAATTCTGTTGCTGGTAGCAAAAACAAATTAAAAGCTGCATATAATTATATGGTTAAAATAGGGTTTGCTCCAACACAAATTTCAGATAGTTTTGCTATAGCTCTCGGTGGTGCTAGCTTTTATAGAAACAGAATTAAAACATATTTAAAACAAGGGTTGAGTGAATCTGAAGCTGAATCTAAATCACTTGAAGATTTTTATTCTATAGCTGAAGAAACACAGCAATCTTCAGATCCTGCTTTAATATCTAAACAACAAGCTGGAACTTTTGGTAGATTTATACTTGCATTTAATAACGTGGCTATGCAGTATAATAGACAAATAAAAAAATCATTTTTAGACATTAAAAATAAAAGGGGTGATGGTATAAGGTCATTCGAAGAAGGGGCTTGGAAAACACATCTCTCAAAAATAATTTATTATGGTGCAATTCAAAATATAGCTTTTAATAGTCTTCAAAGTGGTCTTTTCTTTTTGTTGTTTGATGATGATGAGGAAGAGAGAGAAGCAGAGCTTGCAAAAAAGGGTATTAAGGGCGATTGGTTTTCAAAAGAAGGTAAAGATGATAAGGCTTTTATAAGTAGTAAATGGTTTAGAGTGCTTAATAATTCAATTAACACAATAATAAGAGGCACAGGCTTAGTTGGTGCTGGTTTAGTTGCACTTAAAGATACTTACATTGAATATAGGAAACAGGATGAAAAAGGATTTTTAGGAGAAACAGGTAAAATCATAGCTTCTTTAGCAAATGTATCTCCAACTTTAGGTAATAAAGTCAACAATTTATATCAAGTTGGTAATGTATTAAAATTTGAAAAAGATTTAATTAAAGAACAGAACAAAGGTTTTAAGGATACATTTCCTTACTTTCAAATAGATAATCCTATATATGAAATAGCAGGTAGAAGTATAGAAGCTTCAACTAATATTCCATTAAATCGTTTAAGAACAAAAGTTATAAATTTTGGAGCAGCACTTGATTCTAATAATAAAAATTATCAAAGAATAGCCACAAGCATGGGTTGGTCTACTTGGAATATTGGTATTGAAAACAAAGATCAAGATCGTATAAAGGCAGGGATAAAAGAAAGAAGAAAGAAAGAGGGTATTAAAAAAGCAAAAGAAACCAGAAGAAAAAATAGATTAGATAAAAAAATGGAAACAGCTAAAAGACTTAGAGATATAGTTGATAATTAAAAAAAATAATAAATAGGTAATAATAAAGATATAAAACAATATAAAATATGGCACAAGAATTAGGGAGTGGTACAAATATGGGAGTTGATGTAGATGGAGATGGTAAGCCTGATTTTCATTTAACGCTAAAGTCTATAGGTTTAATCGTTGCAGGAATATTTACATTGGGTGGCATGTATTTTAAATTACAAAATGACATCGAAGAGGCAAAGCTATTGCCACCAGCTGCGATAGAAAGGAAAGAGTATGATTTAAATCATGCTTGGATGTTGGATCATGTTAGTGATTTAGAGGAGGATGTTAAGGATCTCAGAAAACACATTGAAGATTTACAAAAAGATCTATACAAGAAAAAAGACAGATAATGAAACTAGAACTAAAAAGATTTAGTAGCAAAAGTGATACTACTTTAGGGTTACTATTTGTTGATGGAGAGTTTGAATGTTTTACACTAGAGGATGAATATAGAGAGGAAAAGATAAAAGGTGAAACTAGAATACCTGCAGGTACTTATAAAGTAGAAAAGCGTGAAGTTCTTAGTGGTTTAACTAAAAAGTATAGAAGTAAATATCCTTGGTTTGATTATCACTTTATGCTTCAGGATGTGCCTGATTTTCAGTACGTTTACATTCACATAGGGAATGATGATGATCATACCGATGGTTGTTTACTCGTGTCAGATGCTGTTAAGTCTAATAGGTTTGATCAAAACAACAACTTAAGTAATTCAGGTCCAGCATTCAAAAGACTTTATCAAAAAATGAGTGACGCTGATATTATAAATATTAGTGTAACTGATTGTTGCACTGAGTGTAACTGCACATGTAAATAATAATTATGTATATTCAAACAAGCTCACCATTTACTAAATTAAGGAAGACCACCAAAGGTAAGGGTCGACACTTTCTTACAGCAAAAGAAGGTGCCGGAATGACAGCTGCAGGTAGGGCTGCATATAATAGAGAAACAGGTGGTAATTTAAAACCACCACAACCACAAGGTGGTAAAAGAAAAAAATCTTTTTGCGCTAGGTCAAAAGGTCAAATGAAAATGCATAGAATAAATTGTTCAAAAACACCAGAAAAAAGAATCTGTGCTGCAAGGCGTAGGTGGAAATGTTAATATTATGAAATCAAGAGGATTAGGAGATAGTATAGAAAAATTTACAAAGGCAACAGGAATTAAAACTGTTGTGGATAGAGTATCTGAAGGATTAAATATTCCTTGTGGATGTGAGGGTAGAAGGGATGCATTAAATATATTATTTCCATATAAAAATAAAAAGAAATGAAGGAAAATAAAGAAGAAGAGTCACCTTTTAAATTAAAGGATGCATGCTATCATAAAGTAAAAGCTAGGTATAGAGTATTTCCATCAGCTTATGCTAGTGGTGCTATTGCTAAATGTAGAAAAGTGGGTGCTGCAAACTACGGTAATAAGTCTAAGAAAAAATAAAAATGAAAGGTCTGTTTAAGGATTTTAATGTAAGTAAGTTTAAAAACAAAAAACCTCCCGGAAATAAATCACTAGGTACTTTCAAAGAAATAAAAGATCTTAAAAAAATAAAAGGTGATAGAAAGTTTGTTGAAGATAAGGATGATGTTTTTGAATCATTTAAATCTGTTGCAAATAAAAATAACATAGATTACCCTTCTAAACTTGTAAAGAGTTTAATTGATGATAGCTCTGATGTTATTCTGGAGCTTAAAAAACATTATAAAAGACCTAGACCTAAAGTTGTGGCAGAGGAAGTTGGGGTGAAGCTTGATGACATAGAACTTAAGACTATGAAAACTCCGTCATATCCCTCTGGTCATTCAGCACAAGGATTTTTAGTTGGTAAAGTATTAGCAGATAAATATCCAGAGGCTTCAAAAGATTTTATGAAAGAAGCTAAAGATATATCCTACAGTAGAAACGTAGCAAAAGCACATTACAAATCTGATTCTAGATTTGGTGAACAGCTTGGCACTTCTATGTATGAGCATGTAAAAGATAAAGTATAATGGCAGTAAGGAAAACAAAAGAAGGTGCAAATCTAAAAAGATGGTTTCAAGAAAAATGGGTGGATGTTAGAACTGGCAAACCTTGCGGTAGAGGTAAAAGTGAAGGTAGGGGTACGCCTTATTGCCGACCAAGTAAAAGAGTGTCCAGTAAGACTCCGAAGACAGCAGGTGAGATGTCCGCTGCAGAGAAAGCAAAGAAGATTAGAGAGAAAAAGAGTCTGGGACAACCAGCAGGTAAACCTAGAAGAGTAAAATCTCTAAAAAGAAAGTAACGTGTATAGCATTATACATCCCAACACCATATAGGTGTTTCTTCTCCCATATAAGCACATTCTATATTGAAAGAAAAATACTCCATAGCTTCCTCGCTACTCATATCTTCCTCTAATATATCCAAACATCTCTTAACACTATATATAAGTCTAACAGGATCATTTGATTGATCTACACCTAATATAGCATTATCAAATCCGTCTGCTTTAAGTAATTTAAAGTCTTTGTATATTTCTAATATTTCAGACATTATCCATCACAACTTAAACAATCCTCATCCATAGCTTTTTCAGCTATATCCCCTCTAAGAACAGATTCCGTTCTAGTATAATACAAAGTCTTTATCCCTTTCTTCCAAGCCTCAAGGTGAACTTTGTTCACAAACTTAGGATCTACTTGAGAAGGGAATGCTAAGTTCAGACTAACGGACTGATCTATGTACTGTTGTCTAATACCTGCTTGATTGATTAACTCTAATTGATTTATCTCCTTAAAAGTTTTAAATACGTCTTTGTTATGTTCACTTAAAAAATCTAATCCCTGAACAGATCCTCCGTCAGCTAATATCTTCTCCCAAACTTCACTAGTGTTCATGTCTTGTTCTTGTAAAACTTTCTCCAGAGTAGGGTTTTTACGTATGAAAGTACCCTTTGCACTTTGTTCAGTAAATACATTAGCAGCCCAAGGCTCAATGCCGGGACTAATATTACCACTAAGCTTACTATTACTAACTGTAGGAGCAATAGCTCTAAGATGAGTGTTCCTAAACCCTGTACCAACGCACCATAACGGTTCTCCGTACTTATCAGCAAGAGCCATACTAGCTCGTTCACTTTCGATTTTAATTTGGCTAAATATCCTTCTTGTTTCATGTTGTGCTAATAATCCTTCGAAGGGTAATCCCTTCTCTTGTAAATATGTGTGCCAACCCAATACCCCTAGTCCTATGGCTCTACCTTTTTCAGCAGACCTTACAGAGTTTTCAAATCCTTTCAGACCCTTTGCCCTTTGTATGAACTCTTGCATAACACCGTCTAAAAAGAATGTGCTATCATATATTAAGTTAGTATCTTTCCATTCATTATATTTTGCTAGATTTAAACTAGACAGACAACAAACAAAACTATGGTTCTCATCTGTATGTAAGGTAATCTCTGAACATATATTTGTCATAAATACTTTCAAAGCGTTGTCTTTGTATGCAGGTGGATTTGCTTTATTCACATTACCTTTAAACATTATATAAGGTTCTCCGGTAGCTTTACGTTTCTGTAAAAGCGCACCCCATTTCCTCCTTGCAACTTTATCTCCTGACCCCAACTTCCTCATAAACTTATCACCAACAACTGCACATTGATGCATATTAAGTGATTGTCTGTTTACATCACCTTTAGGTTCACGTATGTCTAACCAATCTTCAAAATCTGCATGCTCAATGTTTAGGTTGACACTTGCCGCACCTCTTCTTACAGATCCTTGATTAGTTGCTAATATAGTAGAGTCATATACTTTACAGAAAGGTACAACACCATCTGATGTCCCATTGTTAGTTATATTAGCACCGGCAGGTCTAATTTGATTAATACCAATACCAACACCACCACCATGCTTTGCAAGCAACATCATCTCTAGATTTTTAGATCCTATATCATATATAGAGTCAGCTACATCAATACCAAAGCAACTGATTGGTAAACCTCTATCTGTCCCTGTATTAGAGAGGACAGGAGACGCTAAACATAACCAACCATTCCAGATGTATTCAAAAAATTTTTCTTCCATCTCAGGCTTGTCTAATCGCCTTGAGATAGTTTTTGATACTCTTTCATAAGCTTCCTTTGGTGTTTCATTGGGTAGTAAATACCCACCTTGAATTGTTTTCTTGTAGACATCACTATCTGCCCAAGAAGGGTAATCCTTACCCTTTATCCATCTATTACTACTAGTCATTTATTTTTTTTATTTAAAAAGGTGTATTAACCAAGCCGTTAAGCCATTAAGGTTTAATATTACTAAATTCCATTGTCTTCTTGATGTTGTCTGAACCATTACAAGTATAAAACCTACTACATATAATTCAGCTGAAATAGACCATTGAGCAGCAATTAAAAATCCACTACCCATATAACCTATCCTTTCGTACATCTTCTCCCAAGGAGAGAGACTTCTCCTCCTTACAAGTTGGCTTTCTATTTTACCAAATATCCTCGAAATCCTCCCCTTCATTTGCTTTACTGTAATCTGTAGGTCGCATAGCAAAAAAATCTGTATGTGTATGACCTCCGGTTAAATGATAAAACCAATCTAAATTTGATGCCGCTTCTTTATCGTAAACAAACATCCTAGATGTGACTTCATCATAACCAAGTTCCCTTAACTTCTCATTACATCTTTTCCTAATAAACTGTTTAAGGTCGTAAGATTTAATCCCTTCTATGTCACCCATCTCAAACATCTTGTCAATGTATTTTTCCTCAAGTTCTACCATTGTTTCAGCGGCATTTTTTATACTATCTCTACAAGTAGATCTAAGGGTTGGGTCTTCATCACACATGTGATTAAATAGTTGACAACCCATCTTTGAATGTAAGGATTCATCCCTAACACTCCACTTCATTTGTTGACCAATTCCTTTAAGAAGATTACGCATTTGGAAAGAATATAACACAGCAAAAGCACTGTAAAGGCTAACACCCTCTGCAAAAGCGGAAAAGATTGCAAGTGATCGTGCAATCCCCACTGTTTCGGTCCCGGTGTATCCCACGAGATTATCAAATCTCTGAGATGTAGCAGGCTCATGTAAAAACGCTTCAAAATCATCTAATCCTAATGTTTCGTTTAAATAACTATAAGCTACTGCATGTATTGTTTCTTGCGAACCAAACATCATAGCCATTTGTTGTATCTCATGTTTTGGAAACCATGATACTACATTTTGTGTCCAATAATCTGATACTGCACACTCGGTTTGTGCAAAACCTAGTAGAATATTTCCTACCAGATTCTTTTCTTCAGGTGTTAATCTTTCATTCCAATCCTTAACATCTCCTGACATTGGTATTTCGGTGTGTAGCCAAAATGCTTGAGCTTGCTTTAACCACCCTTCAGTATAATACTCAGGGTACTCAAATGG